AAAACCTATACTGATAATCTTTGTATTAGGTAATCTGATAGGATTGTGACTAATCTTCGAACAGAGTCCAATCGTCACGGAGGACAGCATCCCAGTAGAGCTTTACTTCTTCTCTTCTGCCCTTAGGGTACTGGGCTTTAGGGATACAGTACACTTTATTGTTCTCCATGAAGTAGATGTTACCTCTTCCGTTAGTCACTTTGAGACCACTTTTCAGAAAGGACAATGCCTCTCCGAAATTAAATTGTTTAATTTCCATTATCTTTTAAAAATATTTACAAGGTAAAACTTAGGTGTTAGCTATGATATTTTTCTAGATAGTCATATAGTTCGTCAGTAGTGCGTATTATCTCAACGTCTTCGCCCTGCTCGTTAGTTTCAAATGCCTTCAACTCTGGGTTGCGGGATTTTTCATATACCCACCATTGAGTCCATTCAAGACCCTCCTTGCCATAGGCATCTTCCATAACAGCATCAAATAATTCGCACATACCATTCACTAATGTACTCTCACTTATATCAATGCCAAGTTCTTCTAACTTCTCTGTATCCTTACCTACATTCGATATAAGGTTTAACAATTTAAGGAATGTTACTTTTTTCAATGCAAGAACTTTCTTAAATGTTCAGTAATAGCTTTGTTATCCTCCCTAAATGCAGTAGAATCTAAAAGGGTTTCCCTTATTACATATTCACCGTTATCAGGAGAGAAATACCTATCCATTACTTTAATTACATCATCTTCGTCACGAATCAGAGTATCATCTTTATAAACAATATCCGATTCATCCCTATGAGCAAAGAAAAGGGACATTAAAGCCCCTCCTCTTCTAAAAACTACAATATAATTCATTCTTGTGTAAGTTCAAATTCACGCATAAAGTTGGCGAATGTTTGTGCTAATGATTCATCTTGCTTATTACAATAATAGTATTGGAAAGCATGGAATACTTCATGCCAGAATGAATTCTTGATTTGTTCTTCGGTGAGGTGTATTACCTCTCCGTCATCTTCCTTCATACATTCTGCCACCTGAATCAATAACTTGAGGTTATCGTGTATTCCAAAACTATCCCCATTATCTATAAATTGACAAAGCTCTACATTGTAATAATGATTAGCTATTCTAAACTTACTAGGAATCCCGTACTTATTCATAGCCTTTAAGTTTTTTCCACTCATCAACAAACTCTTTAGGCAAGCTGAAATCCATCTCTGCCTGGTCTATCTCTAAGTCTCCAACACTAAAGCTATCCCTTATCTCGTCATAAACTGAATCGTTCAAGTCACATTCATCATTACAGTCAAGATAATCACTTGGATTAAGCTCAATGTTATCATTAATGTAACCCCAATGAACGTCATAACAATATGGTACTTTATAGTTACTCATAATCCCTAATACATTTTAGAACTGGTTGTAGAGGACATCCTTCATCACTAAGATAGAAATACTTTACAGTAGCCATCTTACCAATGATTTCATCCATTCTGTCAAGGTATTCCCACTTTAATTCACGTGGACCCATAGGTTTAGCTTCAAACTTGATACCTAATTCAGTCTCACATACGAATACCATGTCTTCTGGACGTAGACCATCTTCATAACCAACAATTTTAAATTCAGCATCTTTATACATTTTGACTTTAATCATAGCATTAGTTCTACCACCAAAGTTATATACCTTAGATGGGTCACGAATAACTATACCTTCAAAGCCTTCACCTACATACTTATCATGTAGTTTCTGTATATTAGCCCAACCTACTACCTTTTCCTGTGGGACCATCTGGAACTTTAAGTCACCTTCAGCCCAAGTCCTTTCAGGATTAAAGTCTAAGCCTAACTCATTAGCAATATCGTGAAGAACCTCTAGCCTTTCTTCAAATGTTTTAGAACTATCCATTACATCATAGATATAATATTCTAGCCAATCCATTCCAGCTGTATCCTTCTCCAATCTTGCAGCACCACTGATTTGTTGTAGAGATTTACCATGTTCATATAGTTCACCGTCTAAAACAATATCAGGATGATTTTCAAAGAATTGAATTAGTTTAGGGTTATGGCGCATGAAGGAAGTAGAAGCATCGTAGTCACCACCACCCCTAGAGGCAGTCCTAACTTCTCCATCCCTATAATAGAAAGAGCACCTAACTCCGTCTATCTTCCTACTTCCCCACCAGTATTTAATCTTGTCAAATACACTGGTTGCTACTTTGTCAGCTTGTTTAGCTAACATATGTTTCTTAAATCCATTGGAATCAGAAACACCTTCGCCCATCTGTTCTTGGACGAACTCAGCCACTGCCTTACTATCATCAATACTAATGTTAGAAGGTAACAGCTTATAACCTTTATCTTGATACTTCTTCAAATGGGAAGCATATTCCAGTTTTACTTGCTCAGTAACAGTTCTTTTAGCCTTACCAGTAAATATCCAAATTTCTGGCTGAACTGATACTTTACCAGCATATTGGTAAGTACGTCTTCTTATTACGAAGCCTCTCCTTGAATCATCCCATTCATAGTCAATCTCAACAACTCTGATTTTACCCTTATTGTCTTTACTAACTAAAATATCCATTAATAGAATTTCTTTTTATTAGTGGTTGACTTAGTATCTTTTTCAGGAGGAGTATCTGCATCAAACTCTATATCTGGAATTACATCAGCAATATCCCATAGGGTGTAATGTTCATCATCAGTACCGTCTATACTTTGGTATACCTTACTAATGGACATTCCTCCCTGTAGGGCAGCACAAGCTAAACGAAGTAATATTTCCTGCCTAGTGGTCATTACTTACCAGTATGTCCAAATCCTCCTTCACCTCTATCTGTTTCAGGAAGTACCTCTACTTCTTCCCATTCAGCTACTTCATGCTTAGCAAGAACTAATTGCATTAGTCTCTCGCCATCATTAATACGAACAGGAGTATTAGAAGTGTTAGTTAAGATGATTCCAATCTCACCTCTGTAATCAGCATCAATAGTACCAATTCCATTAGTAAGAGTAAGTCCCATCTTTAATGCTAATCCACTTCTCATTCTACATTGTAGCTCATATCCTTGTGGGATAGCTACGAATAGACCAGTGGGGATTAGACATCTACCTCCAGGTTTAATTTCAATAGTTTTAGCTACTGGAATAGTTGGAATCTTATAGCCCAAATCATTTCCCTCTTTATCTACCACATTGCATCCATCAGGATTTTCTTTTAAACCAATGGCTACAACATCAGCATCAAAGAAGAATTTCTCTGGCTTATTATCCACTAACTTAATTCTACTGAAATCTCCTCTGACATCCATGCCAGCTGAGAATAGGGTTTCATACTTGGGAAGTTCCCATTGAGATTTATTTATTACTTGTACTTTCATTCTTTAGTTCTTCAAGAATAGGATGATAATCAATCTCTTCAAATTCGAACTTATATCTTGAATTGAGAGTGGTAAATTCACCTTTATCCCAGTAAATCTTCTGGATAACAGATGTTCTATACCACTGTTCCACGTCAGCTATATAAAGACTAAGACCTTCTCCAAATGCAGCAGTAATACCTTCTTCAGATTCTCCTGAAGATAAATACCCTCCATTGCTAGATACCTTAGTAATCTTAATATATCCGACTTTAGAATCTTGGATTGCTTTATAAAGTTCGGGATTACCACCAACCCTTACAAAGTCCTTTAAACTAGCTTCTCTGTGTTTGAGAGTAGCCCTTATAAGGTTATCTCCCCACATTATTGCTTCACTGAACCTCATTTAAATACTTGATAATTTTATCCACCTCACAATCTCCTACTTCGGAATAAAAAGCTTTAATTAGTTCTTTGTTATTGTCATAGACAGCAACGAAAGGAACTAATCTAGTGCCACATGATGCTTTAATCATAATAGCTTTCTTCTTATCCTTATAATGTAGTTCATCATAAGTTTCCACCTCTATCTTGGGAAAATGTTCCCAAATGTAAGCCACTAACCTATTTTCAAAAGGTTGGCAGGCTTCGTTGTAAACTATTTTTATAGTCATGTTTAGCGGGATTAAACCAATATATAAGCATCTGTTTTAGTTCTTGACAGCGATACGTATTGCATCTGCCTAATCTCATCAATGTTCTTACAAACAAGTATGTTTGCCATGTCAATAAACACTGTTCCCAAAGAGCTTCCTTGAATTTTGTGAATGGTCGACGCATACCCATAATCGAATGTCTTTTTCTTGATAACCCTATTATCCCACATTATATCTTTAGGAGTAGCAAAGCTCTTCATCATCTCGAAGTACTTCTTCCATAAGAATGTAGACCTAGTACGATTACCATTCCTTTTGGCTTCAATAGCAGATATTCTAAAATTCTCTATTGTAGCAGCAAGGCTATCTATATAGTCTTTGTTGATGTCTCGTTCCAATATAAATACAGTCAATAATTTCTTATATACTGTATCAAATAGTTCCAGCTCATATCCAGGCAACTTCATAAAATGTGGAATATGCCTCTCCACTCTTTTAGGAGCGTCTACTATTACATAGTCCAGAGAATTGTAAAACTGAGCACTGTTGTACTCAAAATTCTCATAACCAGTCAGAAATTCAAATTGATTGTACTCATTAGCTATATTGTCTTCCCAAAGTAGCTTTCTCATACATTGATTGAATCCCTGCACCCTAGCATTGGTATATGCTATAAGTTTAACATCATTTACATTCTGCTTTTTAATTGCAGCTCTAAAGAAGTCGGCACTCTTTAGCATAAAGTCTTTGGCTTGGTCACATACAATTAAAGACCCTTCTGGAGCTTCAATAGGTTGAAATCTCTTCATGGGTCTTTCTCTTAGCTTAGATAGCAATGGCAACAATCCATTAGTATCAGCTTGTCTATGTATTTTAGTTAATGTAATAATATTAGGGCAGTTGAATACCAAACTTGTCCCTTTACTACATACAGGCTGTATTTGAGCCTTATCTCCAATGAATAGCAACTTAGTTCCATACTGATTACACATATCAAGTAGTAACTTATATATTTCATCATTAATCATAGACGCCTCATCTATGATTACAATACCATTGCTAGGTATTTCACTAAGTCCATTACATTGGAATTTTAAATCTTTATAATCCAATTCAAATATCTCTATGTTAGGAGCAAGAGACAATAATTTATGTACTGTCATCGCTTCCTCACCTGTTACCTCCTCTACTACTAACTTAGCCTTATGGGTTGGAGCACATAGTATGAAGTCTTCTCCATTAGACCTAAGATACTGGATGTATTCATTAAGGATAGAGGTTTTACCAGTACCAGCATATCCTTGTAATACTAGTACTGGCTCCTCTGTATCCAAAAACCTTTTCATCCTTTCTAAGGCTTCTATTTGCTCATCCGCTAGAGTAATGCGAGGTCTGTTAGGCTCTCCTATCTTCTTAGAGGAATACCCACTAAAGGGCAGTTTAATACTCATTTCCAGAACACGTTTGTAATGTCCATTAAACCATAGACTGGGTCTCCATTTTCGTCAATTTCTCTACTCATTTGAACCTCATAGAGTCGTTGATTAGTATTAGGATTTTTCAAACCACCTAATTCTTCAATATAAGGACCTAACTTTATATAGTTAAAGTTCTTAATATCAATATCCTTAGATAGTTCTTGTCTACCACTATACCAGGCTACTCTTATATCAGGATAAGCAGTCTTGATTTGGGCAGCTCTTAAGTTTACCGTAGCTGGCTCCAAATCTCCTCCCATAAAAGAAACACAGGTAATACCTATGTTTTTCATTATCAATTTTTGAATGGTTATCCAATCAAGAGGTTTTCCAATATCTTCTGCCAAGTAAGAACTATGACACCCCTTACAGTGACAAGGGCAGTTTGAGATATTAATAGCAAGTGTAGTTTCATTTGGTAACTCTTGGAAAACTATATCATAATTAACGTATTTCAGCATATTAATTAGATACACAATAAGAATAAGATTAATAGGAATACCATCTGAAGAACCCATTTATCTGGGAATTGGTATCTAATATAATACTCAAGGTCCATTCTCATAAGTAGAGATATTAGCTTATCTTGGAAACCGTTGTAGTTATACTTTACTGCTAGCCCTACCCCTATTTCTAGGAGCAGGATAGCAATAAATATGATTTGAAATAGAACCATAGTTTTTATTGTTTATAGTAATAACGTTTGCTAGCTTCTTTTTGTCTAGCCTCACTAAAGTTACTAATCCTCTTTAAATATCCTATTATTCTTGTGGCGTAATCTATATTCTTGCTTCCACATTTAGGACACTCATGTAAGTATCTCTTGTCAATATGTCCACAATCGTTACAGATAGTATTCGGAATATTAAAGGTAAAGTAATTAGTGCCATTAGTAGCTGCAACCTTTAATAGGTTTCTATATTGGTCTTTAGTAAGGTGCTCTTCAAGATTCATGTGCAATGCACTTCCTCCATCTAAGTACTTGACATACTCTTCACCATGTAACTTGAATTTATCAAGGATAGTTAAACTAGTATCCTCAACTGCATAGAAATATGAATTGTAGCAATCTCTAGGAACTACATATCCATCCTTCCTATCCCAATTAGCGTGCTTAACCCCTAAGTTCTCTGCTGGAACAAATTCAGTGTTAAACATCAACTCTTTGGTTTTGGCTTTACGGTTTTCATCACTGATAGTCTTCAATATAGATTGCATGAACTCTCTATAAGTAGGATTATCACTAACTTTAATTCCTAAGAACTCAGCAGCTTCAATAACACCATTAACCCCTACAGTTAGATACTGCTTCTTTAAGTTAATAAATCCAGCTGTATAAACCGTTAATAAACCATCTTTTAGATAATCCTTTAACAATTCATTATATGCTGTTTGATATTTATGAACTTTCTGAACCTGAGAACGTAGATAGTCAATCATATCATATCCCTTATTAACTGCATCCTGCACTAACCTATTGATATTTAAGGTCATTACTGATTTACTACCAGTAGCAATACCACCTGCACCTAATGAATAGGAGAATTGATTATCGCTTACCTCATTTCTGAGTCGGCAACAAGAAGACAATGAGTCAGCACTATCAGAAGTATAAGTAAAGAATGAATGTCCCTTACTATACATCTCAGCAGTGAAGTCTGCCCATTCCTTATCACGAATATCTTCACCATCAGTAAGTAAAGCTACAGTTTCTACTGGGAATGTTAAGATACATTTAGTACGTTCTTCATTAAACCAGCTCATGAATTTCTTCTGTAACCAGTTTAGTGAATCCCATTGAGGTTTACTACCATCAGGGAATACAAATTCACCGAATAATCCCTCAAAGTAATACTTATCAAAGTAACTTATATTCCAGAATACTGATTGGAAGTTACGAGCAGCAGCAGGTTGATTGATTGAATATACAATCTGTTGGAATTTCTGCTCAATTACCTTCTCAATAGTAAGCATACTAGTTACCTTTGCTGTATTAATAGGCTTGTCTGCTCCTTCTGAGTTAGTATCAGTTGTAAACCTTAATTGACAGTTAGCGTCCGCATATTTCCAATAATCATCACCCCACTCCTTACGAGCAAAGTAATCGAAATACATTAGGAACTCACCAGTAGCTACTGCCCCAGCAAATTGTGAACTGATTGCAAATACTAGATTTACAAACATACCACAGAATGAATCCAAGTTTTTAGGTTTTGCAGATAAACCTCCAATAGGCTGCAAACCTTCCAACAAGAATGGATACATAGTAATAGCCACACAATATGGCATAATACTAGTCTCATCATGTTTATATAGTTCGTGAGATTCTAGCTGACGGATATACTCCTTAGCTAAATCCTCACCATACATCTCTCTAATTTTATCGGTAAGTATAGTACGATTCACCTTAATAATATCACCTTTGAACAATTCACCATTCAAGGTTACTATATTCTTTTCAGTAACATTAGCATTAGAATCATATTTACTACCTGTAGCTGCATTACTAGCTTTAGCATAGTCTCTAATGAATTGCTTCTTGTTAGTTAGAGTTCTAAGCTCAGCTTGTTTCTGCCTGTATAAGATAAATGCTTTAGCAACATTATAATAATCACAAGCCATTAGAGCCTTCTCTATCTGGTCTTGGATTTCCTCTACAGAAATAATATTGTTAAAGTATAATTCATCTTTTACATCACTAAGAATATCCATATCAATAGGTTCATTAACTGCATGGAATGCTTTAGTGATAGCTAAGTCAATCTTACCCCAGTCAAAGGGCTGCACTGTCTTGTTTCGTTTTACTACTAGCATTAATTAATTAAAAGTCTAAGATTGTACGTAGTAATAAGGTCTTTTCTGCCTTATTGATGATATCTTTTCCACCATCATTGCTGATTAGCTCAGTAAATGCATTGTAAACCTTAAACATATTGACATCTTCATCTTCCTTAACATAATACTTGGACTTATTGTCCACAAACAACGATTTATAAGCATCAATGACTTCTTTAGTACCTAGCTTAACCTTGCCATAACCCAAGTCACAGTGTTGAGAGATTGCATTTCTCATCCACTTACCTAAGTTAGATTCAATAGCTGGTACAGTTCTCTCCCATTCTGTTTCATGGAGAGTCTTCAACCATAATTTCAAATCAGATGTTTGTTCCATCAGATTCTTAACTGGCTTGTAGTTTATAGCCTTCTCAGGCTCTAATTCTTGGATATTGATGAAAGAAGGGTCAAATACACATAGATTGGTACAAGCCCTATTAAGACCACCTCTATACATCTTTACTATCGGCTTACGAACATCTAGTCCATATAGGAATCCGATAACTTCATCATGGTTATCCCACGCATATTCATCAGGCATTACTGCCTCAATAAGTACCCTATTATAGGTTACATCATCTGTGTTATATTCACCAGTAATAGTTCTGGTGATTTGGTCAGGGAGTTTAACTTGTACTCTGAAATCAGAAGTAAATTTAGACATAGTTTCCAAGAATGGCTCTACATAAGCCTCAGTTGGAAAATATGCTTTATCTTTGATTCTGGTTGCCTTTCCTTGCAATAACTCGTCTAATGTTATTTCCATATGCAATTTTATTGTAGTGTAATTCTGCCATCTAGCATATTTCCATTTTCATCTACAATAGAATAATCACAAGCAGCTGGTGTGTTACCAAAGTTCTTGTGAATCCATTCAGAACTACCAAATAGAGAGCTTACAGATTTATATGTAAACCTTCTTCCATAGGTAGTAGCAGACTGATGTAAGTCTCCTTTTACAAAGACCACATTGCCTTTAATTCCTTTATTGTCAAGATACTCATTGATAAAGTTTTCTGTCTTAATATCAAGAGTGAGAGGTAAGTTCTTAAACATATCCTTGTTATCCTTGCCATGACACAGGATATATGTTGTGTCATTTAGCTTAAACTCACCAATAAACTTCTCAAATATTGTAGCTTCAATATCCATACTTTGTAAGATATACTGAAGTGCAATATTGGCAGAATATCCGAAATCTCCATCATGGTTAGATTCTCCCACACAGTAATAAGATAGATTATTACAAGGTATCTCTTCCGCAAGAGTAGTCATAAACCCAGTCATTACTTCAATGAAGCATTTGAGTTGCTCCTTATTATTCATGTTCTGAGCTAATTGATGTCCACCTCTTGTAGTCTGACCATCATATCCGTCCAAAGAATCACCTAGATTACATACAACTACATTATAGAAGTTGCCAAACATTAGAGATTCTTTCTTTACTTGGTCAATTAGCTTCTGAAGTCTACTCTCGACCTCTTCTTGGTTATACTCATTGGCATAAATAGAATATCCAGACACGGATGCTCCAATGTGCATATCAGATAACCAAATAATCAAATCTCTATCCTCTCTACCTGTAGCAGTAGGAGTGAATTTGGGAAGATTTGACACATCAATACCATCAAGTAACCCAGACATATCCTGGAGTTGGTCTTTAAGGTCTTGATTTTCTTTCATATATCTTTTGAGTTGATTCTCGGTTTGTTTAACCTTTTCAACTTCATAGCTTCTTAAGAAGTCATTCTCCTTCTCCCTAAATTGCATTTCTAGCAACTTGTTCTTGTCATTCTCCTCAATAATATGTGGAGCAAATGGGGCTGATGCTTTAGTAATACTAAATGCCCTAAGAATCCTCTTAAAGTCAGCTAAAGAATATTCTGGGAATACTCTTGAAACTTCCCTTTGTGTAATTCCACTACCATAGTTAGAGTACAACCTATATACCAAGTTCATTTCATCTCTACTGAATGAACCTATAATAGGTTGTCTATCTCTTACATAGACAGTGAACGCATACTTAACTATTTTACCTTCCTCATCCCTCTCAATGGAAACCTTAGATGTATCATCAGTATCTAATTCAGCATCACTAAAGACAGCATCATCCTGAAATAAATCAGGAGTTGATTCTTTCTTAGTTGCTCTTATTCTTGGTCTAGCATCTATCTGTCCGAATAAATCCATAATAGTATTATAATCTTCATCGGAGATAGTTCCAGCTTCTTTAGCTTGTTCTACCGCTTTCCTTTTCATACAGAAGTAGCTAGTAGGTAAGCCTATCTTTTCAGAATAGGCATTCATACTGATATTATCTGCAAGTACCGTTTTGAGGTGATTTGTAAGTTTAATAATAGTCTGTTCTTTCATCGTTAGATGTTTAAATTAGATAGCAGTTACGCCTTTAAAAATAATCATCTTGGTAGTCTACAAATCTATTATAAAAAAATAAGGGACTACCTTATTTTCATAAGATAATCCCTTTGATATTTAAAGTTGTAGAAGTCTATTAGGCTTCAACTCCAAAGCAGATGTAAGTTCCTTGTTTAGCACTCTTAGATGGAGTGTACTTAACTTCAAACGCACCAACTTCACCCTCAACCACATCTTTGATGTATTTGCAGAAGATGTCGCCCTTGTAATCTTTCTTGGTGTACAATTCCTTAGCTACTTCCTTAGCCTTGTTCTTTGTCTCGAAGTTAGTGAATAGAATTTCACCAGTTGCAGGGTTAATACCTTGATAACCAGTTTTATACTTTCTCTTACCCTTCTCGTTCTTAATATCCTTTACAGTGTAAGGACGCTCACGTGTATCAGCAGAACCTGCTTCAAATGTGATAGAACAGCCAATACCAGCAGCATACTTAGTGTGCTTTGCTAGATATTCAGCACAGAACTCTTTCAACGCTTTCTCAGCGATTGGCTTACCAGCAGTCTTCCATGCCTGAGTTGCATCACGAATAACTTGGAATGGTGCTTCTGCGATTGCTTCTTGTTTTGTGAAACCTTTTACTTCTACTTTCTTAAAATTCATTGCTTGCATAATTCAAAATTGTTAAAACATTATTTCATACGTCTAATCTTGTAACTTTCTATAGTACAAAGATACTACTTTAATCTGGATTGACCAAGTAGTCTTAGTATTAAATAATCTAAAAATTTGAATTATAATCTCTATATTTCCCTTGAGGAAAGTGATACAAAGATACTACATTTTACCTGACTGTGCAACTGCCAACCCTTAAAAAGTGTTAATTGTCAGTTTGAGATAAAATTGCACTAACTGTTGGGTTATTGATTAATGTAGTTAGAGTATCATAACTCTCTTCGTAAAACAAATCCTCTCCATCCCTGGAGGCAATATCTACATTTTGCAAGATTTGTTGAAACCTCCACTGAGGAAACCTCTCTACCAACTTAGATAGAATTTCAATAATCTTCTGATTTGATTCATACCTCATGGAGATTTTATCTCCCCATGAATTTACTTGATTTTCTGTCATTAGAATGGTAAATAAGTGTGTAAAATCTCTTTAATCTTGCTGACCATTTCCTTAGAAGACTTCATATCAAATGTTAGGAACTCATCACAGTGCTTCATCATGTCTGTACAAACAACAGACAAACCCCTAATAAATTTTAGGTCGTGCTGAGATACTTCATTATCAATTATCTTCATTATTACCAAATAACAAGTAGCATCGGGATTCTTAACTCGTGCCTGCTTAGTGAGAAAGCATATTAAGGAAATAAGTGCAAACTTACTGCCAATATCACAATTTAAGTTCCCCAAGCTAAAATATTCTTGATAATATTTTTCAAGGTCTTGATACGATGGACTCCATGCTTCCATAAGAAGAATTAGTCATATAGTTCGCAATATGCTACTCGTTGTAGCAAATCTTTAAATTCTAAGAAACCTTTACGAATCTCACCATTAGTAACCCTAAATACTCCAGCTCTAAAATCTGGTACGGTACAAACTAAAAGCATATTCGCCATCAGACTAGATGGTTTCATGTTATATTGCTTCTCTACGTAAGAACGCAGCATCCAAGCATACATAGCCATCTGTCTATTATAATGGTATTTCTTAAATGAATCACCAAAGTCAATCAACCAGTGTCCTGTAGTCTTTAAGTCATTAAGAACTACCTCTCCAGTTTCAGTATCAATGGTGAAATTATCTAGCTTACCTTTGAGTTTAAGGATAACTTCCTTACCCTCATGTTCAGCCTTCACATCCATAAATAGGGCAGCTTCGTTCATGGAGATAGGCTCCTCGAACATTCCCTTAGGATGTAATAGATTTTGCACTTCTTTATTAGCTTCTACCGAAGCCAAACAAAGTTGTAACTTCTCTCTAGATTTGGGGTCAAGATAAATTGGCTCTTTATCTGAGTTCGTATGCTCAGACTCCCAATCTCGTCTATCCCACCAATAATTTATACATTTGTCTCTAACATTCTCAATCTTAGCCTCGTCCATCTTGCCTTTGTAATAATCAATTTTGTCAGATGCAGCTATAATATCCTTATCAGATACAGTACCTTTATTACTAAGGAACGTCTTAAATAGTTCATCCGCCATAGCTCCCATCTTAGCAGTGGGTCTATCAACATTATTAATTATTTTAAAGCTTTCAGGTTGCAATACTAATTCGTGAACTGCTGAACCAAATACAAGAGAGTCAGAATATTTAGGATGTTTACTTAGTCCCTCTTTATAAATTTGAGGACTTCCGTCTTGGTCTGGATTTATTAAAGCAAGTTTTGAGTTGCTTATATAATCAGCCCACTTATCACTAAAATATTCTTCGTCACTCATCTCAATGAGTTGTATAGTGTCAAGAAGTGGTGTCAGTTTAACATTCTTATGCATATTTCTTCATAAACAGATATGAGTCAATTATCTCGTCTTTGTTCAATGAGAATACTTTAAACATAGGAAAGTCGGCTGTCTTCTCTGTGTGGAATAACAGCGCAGGTAAACCAGACTTCTGGCACTTTAACACATTAGATAGTGAATCATCAATAAATATATCCACTCTACCTTTAATCATATCAGCCTTGTTTCCATGCTGATAAATCATTTGATAGACTGGTCTGTCAGGGAATCCATTACGTCTTAACCATTCCTTAGTCCATGCCTTATTGTTTACACGTTTAGTGCAATACAATTCAGGTATGAAGTCAGGTCTGTTCTTAACTTCAAGATTCAACCAAAAATCTCTGTCTTTACTTAAAATCTGCTGTACATTACGTGTTATAATGTGGTCTTCCAACATTTTAGGGTTGTGCTCAGTATCAAAATACTTACAATATGCTCCCCAGAAGTCAGCCAGACAATCGTCAATATCTAAACCTATTCTCATTTTCCTTGTATCGACTTAAGAAGAATGGAGAAACGAAAGTCATAAATTCCTCAAATGGTATTTTTATAGTACGTTCGTTAGGTCTAGATATTCTATGACATAATTTCCATAAGGGAGCACCATCAAATAAACAAGACTGTGCTTCTCTTAGTGATTTAACATCAGGCTGTATTCCTAACTTTTTACATATATAAGCTGTTACTTTGGCTCTGTTAACTACATATATTCCGTCCTTGGCACCGAATACAATAAAGTCGGCTTCACCTAAGCCCCAGCCAGCATCCCCATTTACATTGAGAAGTTCCCATAGAACATAAACTCCCCAACCTTTGTACTTATACTTGACCTCTAGCTTGTAATACCTCCACTTACCCTTATTATAGCACTTCCACCAATAATCGTAGTGGTAGTGCATATTCTGATATGCATTTGACTTACCAAGCTTAGTGCCAGGGAACATAATTGCCCATATAAGTGGAAATATGTAATCCTCGTACCTCTTACCATTGAGAGTTGCCTCTTCGTGATTCAAAACTCTTCTATGTCATAAATGTCTCCAATTACTATATCTGCTTGAGTGTTTAGAATCTTGATTAAGTCCTCCCAATCGGAAGGAACATCAATATTCTCGTAATCTTCTATGAAAGCATTAATAAACTTTTGCTGAGCATCGGAGAAGTTTCTTGCACGTACTTTCTCAATCCAGCAATAACTATCCCCACAACAAGGGAGTAGATAAGTTGTCATCGAATGTTATGCTTAATTTTAAGTTTCCTTTTGTCTTCATCTGTGAGTATGGTTTTCCCTCTACCTACGTGCCACTTATGACACACGCTACACTTATAAGCCTGTCTTTTATGAATAGTTTTATCCTGCACATTAATAACCATAGCAGCATGAATAGCTTCTTTCTCTGATTCATATGCAGTCTTATTCCTAAACACTGGTTCTTTAGTTTCTGGATTAATATAGAAGAGTGTTTGATGCTCACCTATATTGTTATTAAACTTCTCCATAACTGGACCAATTTCAACTAGTTTCAGTATAAAGCGTCTATCATCATCAGTAGCAATAAATAGCTTACTATCCTCTCTAGAGATGGATTGTATTCTATCTGTACTAAACGGAAATAACCCTTTCACATACCCTAATAGTTCCCAATCAATAGGTAGACTCATAAGTTAATAGTCATTATAGGATTAAGATTGAAGGAACTTGGAGTAATTTGTACCTTATCCTTAGTAAGAATAACATTCTTACTTAACGATTCAGGTGGATAGAGATGTGTCTTAATCTTAGAGGTTTTCAAGTATTCTACAAAGTGTGCACCAAATGCTGCATTCTTTATATCATGTTCTTGAATTACATCCTCTAAATATTCAAACACACCAGGCTCAATACCCTTATTACTTCTTCCAGAAGGCATTAAAGGTAACAATACATGATAGTAAATACTATCACCATATCTAACCACAGTATCATAGAACTCATCTACAGACACCTTATCAGATATAATATGATGGATATTTACATTCGTATCACCCCACGTTAATAGCTTATTAATAGCCCTATGTGCTTGAAGTCTTATACTTGGATTACCCAAGCTAACTGCAACTCCACCAACATATTCCTTAGTATAAGCAAGGATTTCTCCTCCCTTAACATTGTCTCTAGCTAAAATAAGACCATTAGTAGTGTAATTAGGAACTACTCCAGTATTAAATACTGTTTCGAGGAACTCACAGAAATCTGGATGCATAGTTGGTTCTCCAGTTGAACCAATAGCTATTTGGAACGGTTTGTTAGTATATGTAATCTCATCTTTAGAGATAGTACCATACATATCCATCCATTTTTTCCAGGTTTCACATATGTTGGGATAATTAACTCCTCCATGTCCTGCTGATACGTAACAGAAGTCACATTCAGCATTACATACAGTATTAATACCAACATCATAAAATTCAGCCATGTTAGGAGGTAATTCTCTAGCTACTCCAGTACCTACTCGAATAGTCTTCAAATTACCCCATATAGCCTTATAATTGTAGTAGGAGAACTCTCTTATTTTAGTTCCCCAGCTTGTCCAATCTTTCATTCATACTCTATTTTATAGTTATCTTTAAAGTGTTTGTCAAGTATTGCTTCTAATCCTGCCCTATAAAAGTCTACAGGTTGCTCACCATAGGGAATCCATAAGGTAATAACACCATCCTCCATGTATAAGGTTGGTTCCATATCAGAATAACCATATGATGACGGAAATAGAGGTTTTAGCAACTCATAGATAGAATCCAAGTCATTTCCAGTAATAGTACAGAATATCTCTGATGAGCTATTAGTAACTACATCTGAGAACGATTGGATATTAATACTTAACAATACGCCCTTCTTCGTCCTTTGGTCTTTCATGGTCAGAAGATATGCACTTAAAATTTTCTACTAAAAACTTATCTACATAACTAAACCCGTAATCAACTCGGACGAATAAACACGCTCTGAGAACGTTCACTGGGAGTTCCCAAACCCAAGCAAGGTATTCTTCCTTAGATTGGAATGGAACACCATACTCATCATGGTCTTCGTACATATAGGACTCCCTACAAAACTCTTTGAAGTCACTTACCTCAATACCACAGCATTCTCCAGAGTAATATTCAGCATTCTCATGTTGTTTATGTATTGCCTCTAATGCCCTTTGTAATGCTTTAGCAGTATAGGAAGTATCAACTACGTAAGTTTCAGAAGAACTATTTGTTATTACGTCAGAGAATGACTGAATCGGAATCAGATAATACTTAGTTGTAGCACGCTTCAACACAGAACAAATCATTTATTTTGTTCAATATAGCTGCATCGGATTTCTTATCACTGTTCTTAGGGATAATAGATACTTGAGTTGTAGGATACCTCCAATCACTGTCGAAGTTACGTGTAAATTCCTCGATAGTTTCTAATACATCACCTACTAAGCCCATCTTAACAAGTTCCTGATATGCTTCGGAATCACTTATATAGTGTCCATCCTCATCTTTACGATTTCTAACCTCTTCAATCATACCTCTGTACTCTTCATCAATATCCTCGTTATCAATGCAGCGTTCGAAGTAATCTTCAAGCATATCACTATAGTCAATACTAACTGTGAACAAATCATCGCAAGACTTGTCTGAACCTCCAATCTTTAAAATTACATTAATAATATCTTTTACTGCATCAACAGTATATTGTGTAGCTTCTTGATACACTTCCATACTACTGTTGGTTACTACGTCATTTAAAGATTGTAGTCTAAATTTCATCCTAAATGTATATTCCAACCATTGAATAAACTATTAATCTTGTCCCAAGTATCATAAGGGATACTGTTATCATCATTACTTACAACCAATACCTTACCATCCAGCCTTCTCACATCCTCAGCCTTACTAATTTCCCACACTGTAGGTCTAGGTCCATCATAGCTCTTTAAGAATTCCTTAGAGATATCCCAGAGAGCATTCTTAAACCAATAACTATGTCTATGTAGAGTCTTCCAATCAATGCAATCTACAGCATCATCTTCTTCCTCTGCAAGAACTCGGTTAATATCATAATTGACTTTATCCCAGTTATTGTTCAAGTACTCAATAAAGGCATCATGAATAGGCTCCTTATAGTCACAGCTATAGCCACGAGCTATCATACCATTTCCATAATCATGGACTTCGAATGGTTCAAATAAAAAGTTCATTCTAACTTCAAGAACATCCTCCTCGTCTTCTGGGTCTTTAAGCCAACCATTAGCTATTTCAAATATAGTTCCAGGATAACTCCAACCTTCCTCTATCTCACCACTACGAAGTTTTTTACGCCATTCACGATAATCCTTTAACGAAAAAACCTCTGGATAAGCAAACCCAGAGGTAAATCCTTTGAGGATGTCATTGACTTCCTCGCACGTCTTTCCAGTATCCAAGATAAATACCTCAGAAGAGCTATTAGTAATTAGGTCACCAATAGATTGTACTGGTATTGCTAATATGTTCATATCTAATTCTTTCTTATTAAATCATAAAAGAACTCTTTGGACATCATAACATACTGTCCATCAGAAGCCATATTGACTTCTTTATCAATTTGTTTATTCCAGACTACCACTAATGGTCTATCCTTACGAGGACATGACTTAATGATTTCTGAAATCGAAGGAGTGTTCTTAGTGCATTTACATTGTACATAACATGGAAGATGGTCTATAGTTTCTGCTATATCAATTTTATCATTATCCAGGTTCTTGGATTCTGACCTAGCTGATTTAAGCCCAGCGTATCCTAGTTCTGTAAGCTCCTTAATAATCTTCAACTCATAATTGTTTCCCTTACGTCTGGCATATGCGCCATTACGTTTCTTCTTCGGCTTTTCTGCTACTTCTTCTGGCATATTCTATCAATTCTAAAGTTTTCTCTCGTCCATACATCTTATGAAAGTCTGATATATCTTTGGCTCCATAACTACGAGGAATCCACATACATTCTACATCAAATGACTTTCTAATCTTATTCATATTATGAAGACCAGTTAAATCATTGTCATAGAATACAATAATCCTCTTAAATCTACTCTTCAATTTAGAGAATTGACTTTCAGTTAGGAATAGATTCTCAGAATTTGGAGCTATGGCTGTTATTCCGAGAGAATACAGTGTCATTACATCCTTTAGACTCTTAGTTATTACTAAGACATCATCTTCTTTAGGAAGTTGTTTAGCACCCTGCAATAGAAAAGACTTCCAATTAGATAGAAATCTTAGCTCGTGCTTCTTATTAAAAGGAAAGTAGATTCTCCACAGTTCTGTTTCGTTCTCATTCTTACCTCTATAATATCCAAATATTGGACAACTCTTAGATGATGTTGTAAAGAAATTACCATTTAGAAATACGGTCTTACAAGAGAAGACCCTGAATTTCTTCAGAATCTTCTCTGTAATACCAAATTGCATCCACCATTCAAGTTCCTCTTTAGAGAACTCTTGAATTTCTACCTGTATATTAGCCTCCTTGCACTCCTTGAGTTCATTAGTACTAATAGTAACAGGTTTGGGATTCTTTTTAAGTTTAGGATGTTTAATGTAACCGAAGTCATTGGCAATCATTCTTAGTGCCTTATAATAGGTTAAGCCATATTTGTACATGACTACACTAATAAAGTTGCCATAAAATGCACCACTAAAATCCTTCAGAACAATATCTCCACTCTTGTTCCTATAAAAAGAACAGGTGGGATTATTGTCTGCTCTCAAAGGCGACTTAAACAAACCCTTTTTAACAGGTATGCCTAAGTAATATTCGAGATATGTTTCTTGAGATGCTCTGTCTAATAAATATTGCTTAGTAATCGTAGGTTCAAATTCAAGTTTCATATTAATTCATATGTTTGTATTAGAACCACAAAGTTACTAATTATTTATTATACTTCAAAATCAAGGTCTTCGTTACCTGCTGCTGCATCGTCAGTAGCATCTACATTATCTTGTACTTCTGTAGGTTTAGCATTCTTCTGCTCATTCATCTTCTTAACTTCATAGTCAGAGAAAGCTACTGTTTCTCCCAACCAGTTGTTAGAGATATAAGCTTCACCTTCCTTGTTAATGCTAACAAAGCTAGGTAGAGATGCATAACCCTTGCTATTACCGATTAACTTCAATCTAGTGTGCTTGTTAAGAGACTTAGCCAAAGCCTTATTCATGATTTCAACCAATTTCTCAAAGTCTTCTGGCAATGAAAGTCCAGTTGCAGCCTTAGAGAATTTCTCCATCATTTCAGGAGCTAGGTTGGTCATTACGTGAGCAATAGTGAACTGAAGTTGTTCCAAAGCAGAAGGAAGCTCCCACTTCTTGCCACCAGTTTCACCAGTAACACGTTCTGCACCATTGTCACCAGGACAGAAGATAAGTGGTTCGAAGATACCTTCGTCGCCAGAGAACTTAATCTTCATAGCTTTCCATACGTTACCTTCCTTATTTGTTCCTTTAGACAACTCGATACCCTTGAATACTACATCATAGATACCCCAAGCTTTCAGTCTTACTACTGCTGTGCCTTTAACGTTATTTAGATTGAATGTCATTCCTGCCATAATATATAAAAATTAAATTTCAAATGATAAGTCATCTATCTCATATGCTTCATCATTATCTAGGGTAGTGTCCAATGGTAAATCTTCCACTGGGTTTTCATCTTCTTTAATCTTTATATTCTTATCTTCTGTTACAGGCTCTTCAGACCTATCCTTGTTGCCAATTAACACAAACAAGCCTTCATGTCCCTTCCACGGAGTTACAGTAAATGTATCTCCATATTTGGACAATAAATCGTTTGCATTACCTCTACAACTTACTGTGAGGCTCTTAGTTAATTTGTTACCAGATTTGGTCTTCCAGGCAGTGTCAGTTCCTATAATTGGGAACATTAATCCGCCCTTCTCAATAGGTTGATATTTAATATCCAACCTGTTCTCCCATTCTACACCCATTAAGGATGCAGCTGCCCTATTAAGGACATATTTGTTAGATTCTAAGGTAATCTGAGGTTCAGCAGACTCCTCTGCTTCCTCAGCCTTAGTAGATGTTTTCTGAGCTTTCTCTTTGACCTGCTCCTGCTTTAGAAGTACACACTCCTTTGTATCAGGATTATAGTCAAAGGTAATCATCATTTTTATAATCATTCCTCGTCGTTGTTATAAGCATCAATTACCTTTATAATCTCGTTCAAATCATTGTCAATTAACAATTCATCGAACATACCCATTGGAGTCTTTGCTACACACTCCCCATCGGTATTAGTAAGGAATTTATACTCCATTCTGCCAGAATCACCTTCTTGCACCTTAGTAAAGAATACATAGGTGAATAGACCTTCCAGAGTAACCTTTTCTGCCAATAACTTACCAATAGTCTTGATTGAATATTTAGGATTCATAGCATCACCGACATTCTCACTGTGAGTTAAGAATATCATCTTGCAATCATCCCTCATAGATTCTGAATACCTAAGCACTTCCATAGCGTGCTGAGCCAACTCAGTAAACTTAGTGTAACCAACTTCAGTAGCCCTATCTACAAACTCATAGCTCAACATATATTGCCAATCGTCAATAATGACTTGCTTAATGTGAGGCATCTTTAGATTAACAATCTTCAAGATGTTTATGATTTTGTCATATTTAGAGCTTACATAATAGTTACCCACCCATTCAGAACCTTCTTTCTTTATCTCTTTATACTTCTTCTTATATCCTTTAAAAGGTAAAGGCTTACCAGTAGTGGAAATCAAGAAAGTTTCTTCTGGGTTCAAATTTCTTAAACAGGTACTTTTACCAGTACCACTTTCACCAACAATCGCAATAGTTTCTGCTGCCATTTACTATAGAACTAAAGTCATTTTCTTACTAGAATCTTGTTGTTCTTCAATCTCTTGGCATGAATCTTCTAATGAGTCAGAAAGTACCCAATCAGGGGTGCTATACTTCTCATAGTTTGTAATCTTGGTTGCAATTGGAAGCTCTCTAAACAAGCCAGTTTTACCATAGAATCCAAGACCTACAGCAATATCAGCTGCGCCCCATCTATTCTTTAATACTACTGCGCTTCTAAAGTTCTCCCCAATTTGTTTTATGTCATATCCTCTATATGTGGACATCTTCTCCCTAAATGGATAAAATAGTGCCATCACTATATTGGCATCCTCTGCTGGATTACCAGTTCCTTTTAAATCATCCAACTGGAGTTCCTGGAAGTTCAACTTCCTTCTCTCTACATTGGAGGAACCTCTATTCACCTGCATTACCACTACAGGACTAATCTTACATTTATTTCTAAACGAAACCAATGAAGAAGACATAGCATCCATTTCATCCTTCTTGGTGTTACCAATGGAAGGTCTAGCTAAACCAATATGGTCTAATACTGCAAGAATGATGTGATTAGGTCTAAACAGAGTATATTTATCACCTTCAAACTTACCAAATTGTTTAAGAGTTTCCATAAGGAACTCTACCATTCTTTGGTTGTTTAATGGTTTATCATATATAATCATGTGAGACTCAATCTTATCAAGCATCTCTAAGGATTGACATACTAATTCATAGTCCATATCGGACAGAGTGGTATCCTTACTTCTAGAAAGTAATTCTTTAAAGGATAATTCAACTCCAAATGTTTCATATATATAAATAGATAGAAGTTTGCCAAGCAGTTGCTCAGCAGTCATTTCCAAACTGAAATATATAATATGGAAATCTGGATTGTCAATATTTTCCATTAAAGGCTTATAGATAAAGGAATGTAATGCAAACGAAGTCTTACCTGAGCCAGTACCTCCAGCTATCAGATAATATGTCTCCTGTGCTATTCCATCTACAAATCTCTCTAGTTTTGGGAGCCCCATTGATAAGGCATGGTTTTCTCCTCTTCTACCTCTATCAATTAACTCTTTTAAATTCTTAGTTATTAATCCCATTAAATACTCTTGATAGTATCAAACCGCATAATACCATCTCCGTTCTTGAGTTCAGCAATATTCTGCCATATCTTACTTATCATAAAATCAGCGATGTTCATGTTAAGTAGATTACAGTTATTATCCTTTGCCCATCTGATAAGCTCAAGAACTTCATTGTGTTTATCTTGCTTCCAGCCTATAGATTTACCATAAGCATAATAGAACTCCTCTTCTGTACTAAATTTCTTAGCCCAGTTATTGAGGGGAACCTCTACACCATTAATAACCCCATTATGGGGATAGGTCATTAGGAACTCCGCTCCCAAATCTCCACTAAACTTCCTATAGTTATTAAGGAAATTCTGATTGAATACGACACATTCAGGGTCAAACTTCTGACCCTTATCGGGAACTTTATATGATTTGGTGATAATTCCCTTAGCTTGAAGACTTAGTAATAAGTCTCGAAGGTCTGTTCTAGTTACAGGCATAGTAAAATACCTAACTAGATATTCTTTATGCCCTTCTTCTATACTAGCTAGAAATAATAAATCAATTAGTAAAACTTCTTCTGCCGTAAGTCTATACTTCTCCATCATTACTAACTGATTATCTACTGTTAAACTTAGTTTTTCCAATTAAATAAATCATTAGCCAATAACTAACAATCTACTAACTGTAAAGTGTTTATTCTGATTTCTCAGCGTTGTCAATTACATACGGGTCTAAGAACTCTTCTTCTAACATAAGCCTTCTCTCCTCCATCTCAGATATACGAATTTTCTCACAAGTAAGTGCTTTAACTTGCGGAGACATATTGTTATATCTGTCCATGAATTTGTTAAGAATAATGAGTTCTAACATTCTTTCTGTTGTCATCTTGTTACCGTGTTAAGAGTACAAAGATACTAAAAATCTCTTAAATTACCAAATGAATCTACTTAAATTGTAAGGATAAACATAGTGCACTTACATCTAAACGCTTACCTCCAAATGTAAGAGAAGCTATAATAATGTGCTTATCCTGTGCTTTCTCCAAATACTTCAATACCTCCATGACATCTACTGTCTTCGTAATGGAAGAAGATAATGCACTTCTGGATGAAATATCATAATAAGTTACTTCAAACATTAGAATCTAAATATCATTTTAGTTTGCTTTTTCTTCTTAGGATTGAATGGTCTTCCTTGAAGAACATCTATAAGATTTTCCTCACTTATTGGAATATATCTTCCAGAATTGGTAGACTTTCTAAACCATTCTTCCTCTACAGTTCCCTTAAGAACTAAAGTAAATACTTCAGCAACCTTTCCCTCCTTTTGTCGGATAACTCGACCCACTCTCTGTTTCTTAGTAGTGGAACTACTATTGAAGCCTAATATAACTGAAACACTAATGTCAGGACAGTTAAAACCCTCATTCAACTTCATAACAGTGTTTAGTACTCCACCATCCTGCTGCACAAACTCTTGTAAACTCATTCTCCCTTTCTTGGCAGAATCTTTACCAGAATACACAGCACCATACTTAATTTTCTCTGCCATAGCTATAGTAGCACTAAAAGTTATACACTTCTTGTCCTGCCTATTCTCTAGGATTAAGTTGGTAAGTTCAATTTTCTTAGGATGATTATATATGTATTTCTTACGAGCCTGTAAGGTTCTACTAAATCCCATGGCATGAACTAAAATCTGCTTGTTAACAGTTTTAAAGTCTTCGCTCTGGTCTTCTTTACATCTTTCCTTAGCTAACTCTGCTCTTCGCTTCCAGTCAGTTGCACACTTCATGGCAAGGTTAAAGTCATAGTTAAAGAAGGAGAAATGTTCATAGAACTCTTTATTGACCTCTTTATAGACATCAATATCTTCTGGCTCAATAAGCACCTCATATTCTCGGTAATCAGCGAGCCATTTATTCTCTATGGCTTCCTCTACAGAAATGGTATCCACAATCGGACACTTCTTGCTTATAATTTCATCTTTACCATCCAATCTCTCGAAGGTCGCAGTTAACCCCAAGATTACTGTATATTGGACGTTTTTAAATATGTTCAGCAGTGTAGGTGCTCCCACTTTATGAATTTCATCTATAACTAATAGAGTACAGCTGTACTTGTTAGTAGATGTATCATTCATGGTCTTAACTGAACACTGTTGGAATAAGTTCCAATCAATTAGTTCTTGATTCCATTGCCTCTGAATAGGTTCACTGGGCACAACTACAATAACAGATTTAGTTGGATTCTTCTTTAGAAACCTACTAATAGCCATTAGTCCACCTCTAGTTTTACCTACTCCAGTTGCCCAATTAAGTGTCCCACACAACTTGTTATCTACCCATCGTTGAACACCTTGTTCTTGGCGTTCTGTTCTACTTAGATTTCCAAACAAGTCTGCCATATACTATCAATTTTACCCTTGAATTTACTCTATAATTCTATTGATAGCTATGTAAACAAAACCCCTATAATGAGTGAGTAAAACTCAGGAGTATAAATGTAGAACCAATGTAGATGGGTATAGATGTTAAAGAGTAAATCCTTTAGCATCACAAACCATTTTGATTTGGTTCTTACGGGTTTCCCACTGATTGATGTGGAATTTAACCTCATCTTCCAAAGAGAACAGAATTCTGTTTCTCAATGTTTCCAGTTGAGCAGTAGTAAGTTCAGAGTATTTCTTACTCTTAAGGTTTACCATTGCACGAAGTTGAGTGAATGACAAACCTTTCGGCGTCATATACAGATTTGCAGTAGGATTCAAGCCAAGGCGTTCTCTTGCTACCTCAGCCTTTTCACGATATTCTCCATTAGGAGTTTTCTCGGTCAGGTCTTTAGATTCCTGCTGCGTAAACCATAGACCTTGTTTTAAGATAAATGTTAATGTTATGTGCTGCTTGTTAAATTTACCCAACTTATCAAGACAGCCTTCGAGGACAACGTCAATAGGAAGTCTCGCGAACTCCGCAGGACAGTCCCCAACCAAAGCCTCAGAGATGAATGTTTCCTTGGTATCAATACCTTTGTTGTTATCAAGGAACACTCTCAGCGAAGGCAGGAATGTAAATCTTGGAATACCTCTATCTTGCTCTAACCAGCGAAGGAATAATTCAGTATTACATCTTTCTCTTTGGTCTTTAATAATGTCCAACAGAACATAGCGACCTGGATATTCTTTGCTGTCATTATACAGCATAGATTCACAATGGTTATAGAACGTTCTTAGTTCTTTCTCAGAACAATCAACAAGTTTCTTTTCTTCTTGTACGAGTTGTCCATTTACTTCAACCTTGCGACCTTTCCACACGAAAGTGTTAATGTCATTATTCTTCTTAGCAATAGCGGCAGCCAATTTTTCCTTCATCATATTGTTATTCTATATTAAGTCTTTGTCATATAAAATAATCTCTTTGTTCGTTCATCTATCTATTTCACAATATTAAATCTGATTCCGCTGGTTTCTCATAAACAAAGTCTATAAAATAAACTCCAGTAAAGCGGTAAGGAACTTTCTGACCAGATTCTCTGTCATACCAAGTATCCTCACCAGCTATTACTTCATTGTACTTTAAAAACCCCACATCACCTATCTTGAGAACTGGAGATTCCCACCTAGGTAATCGAGTTATCATTTCATAAGCCCCATTAGCTAAATTCTGGAAGACATAGATTATATAACCACCCACATCTTCTCGTAAGGTTATCAACTTGGCATGGATTGTTTCCATTTAATTCAGATACATCACTCCTACTCGTTCATCGTAAGGAATGTTATCAGTAGCAGTTTCTACAGCTAACCATTCACATTCTTCAAGTGGATAGCCATATTCATTAGCATCCATCTCAGAAATTTCCTGTGCATAGAGTTCTGCCTCCAATAGTGATTCGAAGTTACCAGTTTCCTGATAATCTATCTTCCCCTTACGTCCAGAGTAGATGTTACACTCTATCATAATGATTGAGATTTTAATAATTAATCTTCCTTATCTTTATATTTCCTACAACCGTATTTGGCATAATCACAAGTTTTCGTCTCTTGACCTCTGAAACAGGGGTACTTAGCACAATCCTTGCAGGTACGCTCTGGATGCTGATATCTAACTCCATCCTTGTCTTTATCGAAGGAACTACTTAGTTGCTTTGCCATTGAAATACCTTGAGTCCAGTATGAACTCCAGACCCTATTTAGCTATACCAGATAATATGATTACATTAACCTCTTAAATGGAATTATGATTTTTTCTTCCACCCACTGTGCAAAGTTCTTATTGTTACAGCCGAGTGCAAACATAACCACATAAATAGCTATCTTTGGTACTCCAAACACTGACAATAGAACACACACAATAACAGCAGCTATTAAAGCTACCAGGTTCTTACCTTTAAAAATGTCTGTGAAATTCATACTTGTCTTTTTAAACAGTTTTACAATCTTGTTCGATATCCAATCTAAGTTCACTATTGCGTTTCAGTATCAGTAATACCAGTAGAAAGGTCTGGGATAACAAATAAAAAATGTATAACAACTATGAACAATAAAAACCATTTGCTCCTACGGTATACTTCACTTTAGTAATAGTGTTATTAGAAGGACCACACTAACAGTAACGCCACCAACTGTTAACCCTTTGTAGAGTTTCTTCTTGGATTCAAGTTTATTAATCTCTCTAAGTTGATTCTGCATTACCTGCTCAGAAGCCTGTGCATGAAGCATAAGCCTGTTTATCTGTGCATTCTTAACAGAGTCATTGCGCTCATAAGAGTTAATCAAACTTTCATAAGATGTTATTTGCTTTTTAAGCTCTGGAATTTCCAGTTTAAACTTCTTATGTTCCAAGAATATTAAGTTAGTTGCCTTTAGCTGTTGAGGTGTAATTACTACTAACGAATCATTTACCAACTTCGGATAGGTATTCTGTGAAGAACACCACATCGTCGGCAATAGACTGATTAGTAATATCAGTAAGCTCTTTTTCATACCAATGTTCAATTACATCAACTTTAACTTTAGAGGAATCTATTACATTATGTAAAGAATCTCTCTGAAGTTTGAGCAAACTTATTTCACTATTTAGAGAGTCAATATGATTAACTAACTCATTATAGTCAGGTATTGGTTGTGGTTCCTTAGTTGGAGTTAACCACGTCCAGATTAGCACTCCTACTAAGCATAGGATTACTAACCACAGTAAATTTTTACTCACCGAGTACGTAGTTTACTGCTTCAGCCATGTTCTCCATCTCCTCATCAGTTGCATCTGTGAGGTAGTTGAATGTAGTTTTGGCTTCTCCTTCAAGAGAGTCAATATAGCTCTCAATTCTTTCACTTCTGCGATACTTCTCAGCATCCCTATCATATCCAGCTAGATAACGACCAGGATTAACCTTGAAATATTCAGCTTCCTGCTGAAGTAATGCCTTCACCATTGTTTCGTTAATCAATCCAGCATCTACAGCATACAGTGCGTGATTACGATATTTCGTAGCTTTACCTTCGGCAATAGTCTTGCCAAGAGTTTCATTAAACTCATCATCGGGACGACATACAGATACTCCGATAGATAACACTTTCATGTCATTATCAATAATATCTCCATCTTCCTCAATGTAAACTTCTGGTTCACCGTGAATGCTAACAGCAGCCATTACGAATTGACGTTCTGCACCAGTAAAGTCTTTGAAACTGTCTACGATATATTCTACCTTTTTCATATTAAAATGTAAATTATAAGATAATTTTTAGGCTAATCTTTGTAGTTCTAAACAATCTTATGCTTTACGAGATGGCTGTAAGCTATCAGGGTTACGATAGAAAGCTAGGATAGTGGATTGCTTACGCAACCATGAGCCTTCTTCTTTAGCCATATCCAGAATAGTCCTACTAATAGACTCTTCTTCTACTTGCTCTTTAACAAGTCTACCTTCCTCTTCATCCTCTCCATTCAACCACTGGAATGTAGCCCAATCACCCTCCTTCTGAGCCTGGTCTACAATCTTATTGATGCTCATAGTAGTTTCAATCTCTCTATCAACAGTAGCAGCAAAAGGCATAACTCTGTCAGTTATGTTCACTTTGATAGCTGGAACTGGTGGATATTGGAACAGAGCATCATTAGTAGTCAAATACTTATAAATCCACTCATGGTGAAGGTATTCCTCAGCTGCCCTACCGAGCCAGTAGGTAGCCAATTTGGGTAATCCCTCTACATCAAAGTAATTAGCAAAGGTTCTATACAGACTATGGTTAGCCAGCTCAGCTGATAGTTGCTTTACTAGCATTTCAACCATTACACTTGACAAGGTACACTTACGTCTACTCTCATCAATGTTCTTCTCCGTATATTGCATAGTAGGCATTGCATCCACTGTCTGAACACCTTGCTTAGTCTCTTTTTGTTCTGGATTTCCTTGTGCGTCTAGTACTCTCATCAGTAACTAATTTAAAGTTGTTTTGCATCAAGTAATCTAGAGGTGCCGATAGCCAAGTAATAAACTTAACTAACCTATAATCTTCCACCTTTTTACTAATAGTTTCTTTCTTAATAGTTAAAGGTGTATCAGCTGCATAGAACTGACTTCCTACACACTCTGCCCTATCTTTCCATATCTTATATAGAGATACTTCATATAGGAACTTAGGATATTCAGTCAGCTTATACTGCTTGTTTGAGTAGACGTTCTGGGTCGATTTCTTTGCCATTCCAGAATGCTCTCACTATAGAGCTACGTTCGCTCTTGTACTTACTCAACAGATAAGGTATATCTGTTTCTGGGCAGTCGTGACGATAAGTAGTCTTGTCAAGTCCCTTTACATGGACAATAAGACGACCTGTAAATCGTGATGTTCTCGTAGGAGGTGCCCAGCGTGTGTCAGGAGCTGGGAAACGACGCTGCTTCTTCCAAGCCCTACGTTCTTTCTCAGTCTTAGTCCATACAGATGGGTCACGAGGTTTTACATGTGGATTACGAATACCCAATGCTACCATTTCGGCATCATTGTTTACATCAACTCTCAAATCCTCTTCCTTCTTCTTTTTCTCTTCTTTCTTCATTTTATTTGATGAATTAGAGTTACACATTCTTATAATTTAATTACGCTACCACAAATAGTACACTTGTAGACTTTGTTCTCTGCATCATACAGAGTGTGAGTTGTTGGTAAACCACACCTGCCACAATCCAGAACTCTAACTGATTGTACGCGTCTTGTCCCCTTCTTAGGAGATTTCTTAATCGAAGCCATAGTTATGATTTTATAGATTTAGCTAGTTTAGAGTCAGCTACCATCTTCTCAACTTCAGAAGAATTGAGCAGCTCTTCCAATCTCTTTACTTCCGCTTTATAATCTTGTACATACTCTTGAAGAGTACCAACTTCTCTTTTGCAAGATATTCTGTGATGAATTACCTTTCTGATACAAGTAGCTAAAGGCATACCAAATCCTGCGTCTTTAAACTCCTGACGCTCAGGTTTACCTTTTGGTCTTACTGTATAGAGCAGTTCTAAATCCCAGAAATAATCACTTGCTCCAGATGTCATTCTAAAATCAGCTTCCTCGATAACCATATTTACTTTACAGGTTAAATTGTTTCATCACCATGTCCATATGGGCATAGTGTACATCTCTGAGAGTGTCTTTCTTGTACTCTAAATACTCCCTTGCACTCATAGGTTCATTAGGTTTAGTTAACCGACAACATTCCCAATCTATTACTGCTTCTTCATAATTACATTCATAAGCAGCTTTATGGTTTTGGATATGATGTTTGTTAATAGCTCTGTGTATTTTCTTGATTCTCTTAGTGCCTAACCAAGGGATAATAATATACATAAGAACTTTATCTAAATCATGAAACTTATACTTATAATAGCCAATATACTTCTTCTCAGTTTTGAGGAAGGCAATATAATGTCTAAGAGTATATGGAATATGTTTCCATGAATCTATAATATTACTTATAATCATTGCAAGTTGTTCATTTCGACTACAATGTCGTTGTTTACTTTCTTAATAGCCTGACTGAAATTGTTCATTTTATCTTTCATCTTAGCCTTTAAAGATTGAATAGATGTTTTCAGGTTATTAATCTCAGAGTTTAGTATAGACTCCTTCTGTTGAAATTCCTTTTTCATCTCAACTCTAAATTTGAGATGGTCAGGAAGAATTGAATAAAGGGAAATAAAGCTCTCTAAAACCTTTAATAACTCTTTATACTTTACAACTTTAGTAGTCTTATCTATCACGAGTACATATGAATCACAATCGTTGCCTGGTAAAACATTGATATACTTATCAGAGATAGTATTCTGCCTTCCTAGATGGTCACCCAGTCTAACTGTAATTGGAAATCCACTCAACTGAAAATATTCAGAATTGGTATCTCCAACTTGTTCTACTTGGATAAATTCCTTCTTCTCAAGCCATGCCTTAACTTTACTTAGTCCTTTCACTTATTGACTTGTTCAGTTACTTTACCATACATCTACAAAAAATAAGGGTCAACCCATCTACTAATGTAGACAGAATTGACCCCTATAACTATTGTATGGAGTCGTTGGGAGCCAGAGACTCCAAATATCGGTTGACAGCTTTCATTGCATTGTCAGGTATCTTCTGCACTTCTTCACTATGATTTACATAATGTAAAGTTGCACCTACGCCAAATATGGCATAGCATTGGTTAGTTGAAGGAGTAAGTACACATAACACCGCTGCTATTGCAGTAGGTATTACAAAGTGTTTCCTCTTTACACCAGACTTCTTTACCCCTTTAGCCACGCAAGTTCTGGTGTCACAAACATCGCACTGTGAACTACATACTGACATGAAGAATAAGATAGCTGATACAATTAAACCAACAATTGAAAGAACCATTAACAATGTATGAACTGAGTCAGCGATACTACATAAGTATAATACCCAATATTCCATACTATTTGAAAATTTTGCTTATTTGATACATCAACTCTCTAGCAACCGTAACAACGGAAGTTCCAGCTAAAATCAGACCCCAAGTCTCCATAGAGAGAGGTTCGGTTCTGAACATAGCACCACCATATTGTACGATTAAGAATTGACCAACGAGAATAACTAAAGCAATTCCAGCAAACGCAGGATTCTTTAGCAAGCCATCAAAGATACTTCTTCTTTGTCCGAACACTCTAGCATTAAACAGATTCCACCATTGTAACAATACGAATATTGTAAAGAACTCTGTTAGAGATACTGCTTTAGTATAGAGCAAAGTGACTAAGAATATGAAGAATATAATGCCAACTCCAAAGATTTCACACCACATTGGTTTAGTGATAATGAATGCCTTAGGACTTCTTGGTTTATCCTTCATAACTGCATCGTTAGCTGGTTCAGTTGCTAAAGCCAATGCAGCGAATGTATCCATGATTAAATTAACCCACAACATCTGTGTAACAGTGAAGGGCAGGTCTATACCAATGAACGGACCAACACAAGCTATAAGTATAGCTACAACATTGATTGTTAATTGGAACAGAATGAAGTGCTGTATATTCTTGTACAGACTTCTTCCCCACTTAACACCTAAGATGATAGATGGGAATGAATTGTCGAGTAGGATAATATCTGCAGCTTCTTTAGCTACGTCCGTACCATTATTCATGGCTATACCTACTTCGGCATGATTTAAAGCTGGGGCATCATTAGTGCCATCACCAGTCATTGCAACAACCTCTCCTATGCTCTGATACATTTTAACCAGAGTTTGTTTATCCTCTGGTTTAGTACGAGCATATACATCAGTATTATTCAAAGTAGTAATTGACATTCTGTCTCCTACTTCTTCTCCTAATAAAGCTCTTGGGTTATCACTTAGTCCTGCCTGCCTAGCTATCTCCGTAGCTGTGGCTGGATTATCTCCAGTAATGATTTTAACCTTAATACCAGCTTCTTTTGCAGCTTTAACTGCATCAGGAACATCCTTACGGATTGGGTCTTCAATAGCCATAAAGCCATTATAAGTGAAGCCATTCAGTTTCTGAGCATCCTCTAAGGTCATAGATTCTTTATAAGCAAAGCCTATAACTCTACGTCCTTTGTTCTGCTCCGAAACACAGCTTGGTAAGCCTCCTTCTACTGTTTCATTACACATGGTAAGAACAACTTCGGGAGCACCTTTTACCAATGAAATAAAGGCATCACCTTGTTTAACAATGGACATCATAAACTTAGTCTTACTTGAGAAGTCCATTCTGAACACAGGAGTATTATCCCTCCTTATATCATCAAGTAAGTCCCCAGCATCCATATACTTAATTATAGCACCCTCTGTAGGATTACCAACGGTCTTATCACCATCTACATATGCAGTAGAATTGGCAAGAGCATTGATAGTAATATATGCCCTATTAGGCATTACCTCATTTACAACCTTCATCTTATTCTCTGTTAGAGTGCCCGTTTTATCGGTGAGAATAAGAGTAGTTGCTCCTAAGGTTTCACAAGCGTGCATCTTTCTGACCAAATTATTTGCCTTAGACATGCGTTTCATTGAATACGCAAGGGCTAGTGTTACAGCCATAGGCAATCCTTCTGGCACAGCTACAACTATTAGTGCAACTGCAATCATTAAGAAGGATAATAGGTCATTAGTAATCTGCATCCAGTCTTGTCCTACATAAGCTTGTTCTATAAAGAAGTACCTTACTAATAAAGCAAGAATAAGGAATCCAGCAGCACCAAATGCAATCTTATTGATTAAATCAGCAAGACCATTGAGCTGCTTGTTTAGAGGAGTCTCTGTGTCAGTAATTTCAGCAGCTTTACGTGCTGTCTGTCCAAATGCCGTATTATCTCCAACTGCATTGACTACACCTACTACAGAACCTTCTTCAACGATAGTTCCTTTTAGTAATAGCCAAGAGGGATAAGTGGCATTTAATTCACCTTCCTCTTTAGGTTGCTTAGTAACAGCCTTAGATTCTCCAGTTAGAACAGACTCATTAACCTTTAAGTTATGAGATTCGTAGGCTGTAATATCAGCAGGAATTTCTTCTCCAGCCTCTAACAGCACTACATCATCAACAACTAGGTCTTTTCGAGCTACTTGGGTTACTATCCCGTTTCTCCTTACCTTGACAAGTGTATCATCAGAACTTGAAGTAAGTACATCGAATTTCTTAGATGCACTATACTCATTTAAGAATCCTATGGTTACAGCTAACAAGATAGCAGCTATAATACCAATAGGTTCTAAATATTCCGACTTAATAACTCCCAGCACCAATGCAATAATTGCAGCGACACTCAATATTTGAATTAGGGGGTCTTTGAACTTCTCAAGGAAAAGTATGTACCAAGGGTCTCTTTTAGGTGGAGTTAACACATTAGAGCCATGACAATCTCTACTATGATTAACCTCAGCATCTGTCAAGCCCTTTAACAATTCTATATTCATCTTTTAAGTTATTTAATTATTAAAAGGTGGACAAGATGCCCACCAGTGTAGTTTTTACTCTTCGTCTTCTTCGAAGTAATCAGGGAATGCTTCAATAAGGATAACGGGAACGTTATGTCCTTCTTCACTTCCCCACTCGGCGATGCTCTCCAGCAGTTCATCTTCAGCGTCGTCAATATCATCATCTTCATTGATTTTGTCAATGAGATATTGAGCTTCTTCATCACTGATTTCACCGTCAGCCAACAGCCAAGCCATTACAGCTTCAGCAAAGAATGCACCAAACTCAGAAGTAGTATCGCCTTCTTGAGAGTCTTTCTTCTCCCACAGCATTTCAACTTCTTCCTTTGTCACTACACCATCCGCCATAATTTCTTCGCGGAGTTCTTCTACATTTACTTTACACATAATTGTAAGTTTTAATAATTAAATAAGATTGGGTAATACCCTTTCGATTTCACCTATAGATTGCCAAGAGCCAGTGTTACCAAGAGCCTTGAACTTCCACTCACCGTCCTTACGATAAGCATAGCCCAGAACAATAGCTTCACGACCAACGAATGTAGTTTCAGGGTCTTTACTATCATTATCCAAGTTATACTTAGCCAATACGTTAGGATTGGAGTTTGGACGGGTTACAGGACGTCCGTCAGTTGTCGTATAGATTCTCAATCCCATATAAGGAATCTTATCGAATCTTTGGTGACGATATGAGTTGAGGATAAATGCAACGTACTCAACTTCAGGTCTGATTCTATCCAGTTCTACTGAAATGGTTTCATTATCCATTCCGTCGTCTCCGTTAGTATCACCTACTAAATCATCACCAGAGTGATGGATTGCTCTGTCACTAGAGTCTTTATGACCAAAGTAAACAGTTTCAAGCTTACGCTTGTTAGCATCCATAAGAACCACAGAAGCATCAAGGTCAACAGCCTCAGTACCTCCACCAAAACCTAAGAAGCCACCAGATTTGATAGCTCCCCAGTTTGCTCCAAAGAATACTTTAGATAACTTATTACCGTTATCATCCTTAGACAGATTAACTCTGCCTCCCTTAGATAAGTTTATCATAGCTTACAGATTGTTTGGACCTGCGTTGATACCATAACTGGACAGAATGTCACACAGTAACACATTCTGATAGTTACCCTTACCTTCGTTCACAGCTTGGAACTTCCATGCTCCATCCTTGCGATACAGTCTGCAGAATACCAATGCTCTATCCATAGAAGCATCTTCTTCCAGGTCATACTTGGCAAGAACGTTGTTACCTTCTGCACCTTCATACAGGTTAACCTTGGCATTCTTTACCATACCAAAGTTCTGCTGACGATTCTTGGCATCATGGATATTGACAAGAACTACAATTTCCTGAACATTGGCAGGAACCTTAGCAGTGTCGATAGTGATAGTTTCATCATCACCATCACCTGCACCAGTACGGTTATCACCTGAATGATGAATACAACCAGTAGCAGCTATAGCTTCAGGACCATCCAACTGCCCAAACAGAGCCATTGCATCGTCACTTACAGCTTTACCATCAGCACCAAGCAGAATAGCCATAGCATCCAAGTCAAATTCTTTACCAGGTTGTGCTGCATCCCAGCCCAAACCAATTCTAAACACACTAGCTGTGGACTCCTTAGAAAGGTCAATGCGTCCACCTTTTTGCAAGTTAATTGCCATAATAAATGTAGTTAAGTTATTAAAAAATTAATTGAAGGAATATCCTTCAAACACAGACGATTACACGCCTTTTCGCTTCCAACTAAGATAAAGTTGAGGAGTTTCAATCCTCTCATCTATCTTGTTATCCAAGACGAAGCAATTAAATCCTAAATCAGTATAATACTTAGCTAAGTATATTCCCAACTCAGGAAGATTCTCGTCAAGGTCGAACACCAAACTATAAGAATTTCTTGCAGATTTAGCTTGCATTAAGCTAGCTATTTCTTCAATACATTTCTGATGTAAGGTGCTACTATCAAGTTTTAACCCATATTTAGTGATTGTATAAGCATCTAAGGCACTTAGTGGCTTAGGCTTGGGAAACCACTTATCCCTAAGCTTTACTAACTTATTCATACTTAGTTATTTAAGTTTGTAGTCCTACCCAGAATCGAACTGAGACCTCCATATCCGTAGTATGGTATTCTATCCGTTAAACTATAGGACTAAAGAATAGAGGGTGTGTTGTTACACCAAATGCTCTAAGGGCGGTTATTGACGTTGAACGTATGTGCAGTGACTTAACGTACACATTAGCCGACTTTTGTTCTCCTACTAACAGCTAAGGGTATCACGTACCCTCCCAATCTTAATTTCAGGTTCCGCTTGTACTGTTGAAACTTATCAATAACTGGCTCCGACACTTAATATCACATTGAGCAACGTATCGGAACCCTCGTCATTTCAGACTAGGAATACTACTCTCCGAGATTAATGCTTGTGCCTCCCTGCGGTTATACGGAAGGACCAGTAAGTTCTATACCTTCACGCTTGTCAACACCACAATAGCTACTCGTGACCTAAGGATATACCATAACTTCCGCTCGCAACTCTTTAAATGATGGGTACTACTAACCCTACATCCCCTCTATTATATCAATATTCAAATTCTTTAGGACTGTCCTTATAAATGTCTTTTAATACTTGGAAGGCTTTTAACCTTGATTCTGTATCATGGTGTTCCCACCAGAAATCTAAACCAGCCATCTTTACCTCCTCAGTAGCTTTAAGGAACTCTGGATTAAACTCAGGGATATTATCAACCAAATCCTTATAAGATGGATGTCCCTTTCTGTTCTTCTCCTTAAAGTCAAATCCCTTGACTGCTGATACCTTTAAGCACCAACACATACCTGGATAAATAAGCCTACTAGTCTCACTTATATAGGTATCCTCTGCAGTCTTTATAACATCATATACTCTCATAATCTAATAAGTTAAATTAGTATCCCCAGAAGGAATCGAACCTTCATCTAGAGTTTAGGAAACTCTCGTTCTATCCGTTGAACTATGGGGACAAATAAAAATGCCATCTACTCTCACGAGCAAATGGCATAACATGGATTACTTCTCTTTTATTACTTCAACTTTTACTGTGACCCCACAGGGATTCGAACCCTGGTCTACGGATTAAGAGTCCGCAGCTCTACCTACTAAGCTATAGGGTCAAGTTGGAGAGTCACCACTGTCCTCTCCGCGATAGGTTTATCTACAATGTAGAAAGGTTTTAATACCTACGATATGAAGGTATGCGCAAGTCCTACTTTACCTTAAACTCGAAGTGGTTATTTACCTCTATTAACAGATTTGCATTTAACTGAGCCAGGACGTGTAGTTGCTTTCTTGAATGATTCAGGCTGAGCATCCCACCATCTCTTAGCTGCTTCTAAGTTAGCTACCATTTTCTTGTATTTCATATAGAAGAATTTACAAATATATTAATCAGTAATCTCTATAGTCCTACTAGCTTCTTGTGCTAGCTTATCACAAATCTTGTTATATTGGTCGTCTGCGTGTCCTTTAGTCCACTCAAACTCAACCTTAGTATGGAAAGCAATTGCTGCATCAAATCTCTTCCACAAATCCAGATTCGCCTTTCTCTTCCAATTCTTAGTATATGTGCAGACCACATACTGAGAATCAGAAACTATGGTAACTTCTGAAGGTGTTGTAATAGATTCAAGGGCAACTATAGCTGCCATTTGCTCCATCCTTTGGTTTGTACTGTTCTTGTACATCTTAGAATATCTAGCTACTTCTTTATCATCCTTAAGGATAACAAATCCAATGCCGCCTTGATTACGAGCACTTGAATATGCCCCATCAGTATATACTCTATATGTACTCATGCTTCCGCCTTGCAGTTATACAGATAGTCTGTGTAGATTCCTAATATATAAGCAATCTTGTAGATGTCACCTTCCTTCTTCGGAACTACCTTCCCAAGAACATCGTTGACCATATCTAATACCACAAACCCTTCTGGACTTTGCAAGTAAGGTTCCATTAATCTGGCTAATTCCTTAAGGTAAGGTTTTGCTTCTATAGAAGCTCCGTCAATACTCTTAAGCAATGTAATTCCTGTACCATCCTCTCTATTAGTAATTTCCTCTATTTGGTCAGCAAACTCATGTCGCATAAAACCTAAATAGAACGCCTTAGAAATATCATCGCCAACCCACTCTGAGAAGCTATTACACTCCTTAATAGTAGATAGGTCAATGGGATGTTCCATCAAATTTTCAACCTTCATAATCATTCAAATAATGCCTCCAACTTGGAAGCTAAGTTATTGGCTTTAGTAGAAACTCCATCTAAAGCTGTACATTCTACTTCCAGCTTTTTGATTTCTTCCTGCTTTTCAACTTTAGTCGCTGCTGCTTTCTCAGCGGTAGCTTTAAGTTTCGTAATAGTACTCTTAAAAGTAGACATTGCACTGTCTATCTCCTTACTAAACCCTGTTGATGTGTTACCAAAGATATTCATACTAAGTGTAATTTAAGGATTAAGAGTAAATTCAAGGGTAGTAGCCCGAGTGGGACTCGAACCCACACGCCCATTACTGAGCATCAGGGCTTAAACCTGACGTGTCTACCAATTCCACCATCGAGCCATGACTAAGAGGGTTGCAACTTACATACCATATCCTCAAGACTTACGCATATTTCAGCCGCTAAATTCTACCATCCGATATATACCTCTTAGTTATACTGAAGCAGTGATTGAGTACCATTAAGGTACTCTAAAGAGGTATTCTGCACCCACCCCACTCCTTGTACTTCGGAGCACGTCTTATTACATACGCTCAACTCGCTTAGTTGTCATCGCCAAACCTAATATTTAAACTCCTTTGATTTGGAATTGGGAGCTACTTACAACAAAATCTTTTCAACTCAGCTGGAGTATGGAATTGTTTCCAGAATGGATGTCTATAATCAAACTTCCAATCACAAATATCCCAATCGTTTACCAACTCATTTGGTTGAGAGATTTCGTATTCTAAAATATCATTAAGCTGTGCTATCTGCTTTACTTGCATTCTTTGAACTCTTCTGACAATTCTGTTATACCATACATGGTTACTCTTGTCTTTCCAAATCGGCTTCTTTTTGCTCCTGCTCATAGATTCTTAATGCTTTCTCATAGTCATACCTTTTAACCATAGGAAATAGTTGACCATATCCTACTTCAAAGTATGCCATATTAGGTGTTCTTTCAAGTCTTTGTTTAGCTTCCTCTAGTCGACCCTGAACTAGCTCTGTCTTACCATACCAGTAGCTGTCTGGGTTCTCTGTATTAGCTAATGCTTCTTGTTGAGTTCTTATATTAGCCTTACACCTCTCTAACTCTTCTGTGTTAGGAAGGAGTACTCTCTTACTATGTTGCATTCTCATATACATAGCATATCTAAGACCATAGAACTCTTTCTTACTAAATGGAATAATAGGAATTACCCAGCCATTCTCTATACCTTGCGCCCACTTATATTCATCAGTGCCTGGTCTATACTTGTCTGTAAACCTATCACAATATCCACTATTGTCCCATTTCTTAGGATAAGTGCCGTAGTAATATCTACCTGCTCTAGGTTTAGGAACTCCATGAGTATCTGTCCAATATTTAGCGTACTCGTAAGTGCCTGGAACATGATAAACAGGTAAAAATAGCATCTTACCATCCATATCACACCAATAATTACCTAAGAATCTTGGAGCATGGTATTGACATTTCTCATAATGAATAAACTCACGGTCTGGAAAGCCATATTTATTCCAACATCTAGTTTTACTAGAATCCACCTTTCTTGGTACAGATACTCTACCAAAATCGGGAATCTTAACTTTCTTATTGTATGCTACTTGTTGCTTATTGATATGACTAGTCTGTTTTCTATCTAGTTCTGGTTTAACAACTTGAACTAAGCCATCATCGTCCACATAATAATCACCTCTCCATCTTCTATATCTAAACTGTTCAAAATGCCACTCAAGGTCTGCAAGACCCACTTCCTTATGACTATTTCTCAAGTCCTTAATAAGAACATAGAATGCTTTGACTAAATCATTATAGGGTTTTCCTATAAATTTGTCAATAAAGCCAGTTATTCTGTTTGTTCTTAGATAACCACGGTTAATGTTCCACCCCTTAATAAGACGACCTACTGATGCTTTCTGATACCTCAGTTTCATTCCTAAATGAGTTCCAGGAAATTTATCCATATCCCGTCTTGGAAAGCCACTTCCTTGACTGCATCTATTATGGCTTCCGTGATTATTTTTTCTCTTTTTAAACAATAAGCCTTTATCACTCATACATATTAAATTAAGATGTGTGGCGACAGTTGGATTCGAACCAACCACCTTGGGGTTATGACTCCCACGCTCTAACCAAAATGAGCTATGTCGCCTTAAAGAGTGTAGAATTAACTACACCCTAATAAATCCGCCTGATAAGTGTTAGCAATTCTTATCAATTTTTCACCGCAACTGTAATTGTAGCCCATCACGTCTAATAAGCATCAACAGCCTCTAAGTAATTTTCTCACCCTTACTAACTCTAGGTGGTGGATTATTTCTTATTGCAACGGCAGTCTGGGTTGTGTACCATACCAGATTGTCCAGATGATTTAGAGAACCATATATAAGAGTGTCCCTTATATGTAAACTCAGTTACACGCATTGGAATACCAGTTTCTGTAGTTATAGTTGCAACTGGTCCTCTATTAACGCATGAACATAGTCCTACTAGCATTAGTAACATAGCAACTACTTTCATTTCTTACCTCCTTGTTTAGTTTGGTTGGCTTGAAAGTTTATACCTGCTACATAAGCCTCAGACACTAGTCTTTTAGCCTCATTGATGTCAATTACACCTTGTGCTATTTCTAGCTTCTCAATTTCTTCAAAAAAGTCTTTAATCTCTTTCATATTCCTGTTTGTTTAAAAGTTCGTAGGGTAGGTGAGACTCGAACTCACACACCCGAAGGTACTTGTTCCTAAGACAAGCGCGTCTACCATTCCGCCACTACCCCAATTATTGTTTCTTTATTTTTACTTTAGTTGGTCGTAACATCCCTAATGTGTTTCCACTAGGAGTTAAGAAATCTATCCTATTTCTATGTCTTTTGTGCATCTTATCCATAACTATCCATTTACCTCTAAGTTTAGGATTATCAGAGATTACTGTGATAGTATCACCATAGTTGTAATGCCTTAATAAGTCATGTGATAGGGCTACCCATCTTAACTTTTTAGCATTTAGTTCCTTAATACTAATTTTATTTCCACTAGCTGTATACCATGATAAACCATGCTTTGGTCCAGCATGATAATATGTTGCAGTAACATTGTGCTGCCCATATAAGAATAATGGAATAAACATTAGAATTAGTAATAAATGTTTCATAAGCTCTATTTTTAGTTATAAGTAAAGGGCAAGGCATAACACCCCATAGTCTGTTAGCTACTCAGATTTAGCCCTTTAATATCCTTATAGCATGATTAATGAGCGTGGTGAGAGTATTCTGACTTTACATTTCTTAAGGAACTCCCCACTTTCAAAGAGAGTTGGATATGAATTACCACTAGGTTTCCCTATGAAAATAATAATATCCTTATACCTCTGAATTATACTCCCAATACATTCTGGATGATGCCATTCAACTACTTCTGCTACATCCCCATCCTCCATGCTAGTTAATGGGACAATCGTTGTTGCTTCTCTAAATATTCTTGCCATAATTTATCTCTTAGTTAATAACGTGGACCTAGAGGGCTTTGAACCCCCGACCTCCTGATTATGAGTCAGTTGCTCTGACCAGACTGAGCTATAGGTCCGATTTAGCCACACTATCGTAGGGCTATAAGCTCCCAACGTCCGACTGATTACGGAAGGTTGCCCACTAGTCCGACAACCTATGTTTTGTTATTTACTTGTCTTATCAAAAGACTTAGTAATGTCCAATAACATCTTCAAACCTACGGCATCCATAGCTGAATTACTTGAACCATTTCCTCCAAACATTACCGATGGAACCCATGATACTTTAGATTCAGCTAGAGCTTGTGCTACACCGACAGCTGTTTTATAATCCCATTCAGCTCTTTCGGCAGGAGTTAAACCTGCTGAAACCAATGCTCTATTTGCTGCTGCCTTAGCTTCACCTTCTGCTTGAACCTTTAAAGCTACTTGTTTAGCTTTCTTAGCTTCAAGTTCTGCTACTTCAAACTCTTGCTGTGCCTTAGTAACTGCTACTGCCTTCTCTTTCTCTTGCTCCCACTTAGCTCTCTCAGCTGCTGCTCTACCCTCTTCAGTAATCTGAACAGTTCTTTGAATAGCTTCCAAAGACTTAGTCTTAGAAGTAATTACAGCCAAGTTAGCTTGCTTCTGAGCATCAATTTGAGATTGAGTAGCAGCATCATACTTAATGTCTAAGATAGATACCAAGCCACAAGTAATGCCGTACTGACTAAATGGTGATGTTTCCTGACGTTTGTAACCGCTCGGAGAGTTAGTATCAGCCACAATCTGTGCCTTTGCTCTCAACTCCTTTTCTCCAGTAATTTCATTCGTTACTGAATCACGAATTACAGTAGTCTTATACACTCCATTATTAAGCTGGTCAGTAATATAGGCAATCAAGTCTGTTCTTGTCTCAGATACAGACTCTAGCGAAGACATTAGAGGACCACAAGAAGTTACAACCTTATATAGAGTAGGCTTAATTAGATTAGCTATCAATGCCTTTTCAGAACCAAAGTCCTGCTGAATCTTCTTCATATTAGAATCATCATTGGGCATAACAACTCGGAAAGAGCCTATAATAAAGCCTCTACCCTTATCATTGAAGGTTAATGCTGCTGCAGGATTAGCACCTGATGCTACATAGTTACCCTCACTAACCTCTTCTAGACCTGAAAACTCTACTTGGGAGGTTTTGAAATACTCGTGTTTGTTACCCAAACCTTGCCATTGTAGACCACCATCGGTCCAAACAACATACTCACCTGTTACAGGCATTTGACACACATAGTTCTTAGACTTATCTGCATCCTCAAAGAGTGCTCCAGATAGACAAACTAACACGACTACAATTACTCCTGCCAAGATAGCAAAGATTGTACTTTTCTTAACTTTAGGTTGACTCATTTTCTTCTACTCATTTAACATTAAACATTTTCACCTTCTTGGTGTATCCAGTAATAAAACGGAATACATAACTTACCAAAAGTTATCTTTCTCTCAGTAAGATTAATAACACCAGAAAGGTGAGCAACAATCATAGCATAATATACCAAAATTAGTATAATTAGCAATACTAGAATTACTCTTGTGTAAATCATATCACGTTGTTTAGTTTTTTATACACCTGCTCTACCCATCTATCATAGTAACCTTCTCCGTCCCATATATAAGGAACACCTAACACAGAGCTATCAGTATATGGATTGCTCCATGCTGCTTGAATTTCCTCTCTACTAACAGGTAGGTGCATTAGTATTTTATGAGCTAACTGTCTCGCCTCAATTCGCCAGATTCTCCTTACCCCTTTATCATAACTATATCCGAATTTCTTACAGTTACGATTCTTAGATACTGGAGATGCTCCTCCGAATTTTCTCTTATCCTTCATTGCCTTCATAAGATTTAATCTTTATGTTGGGCTACCAGGATTCGAACCTAGACTACAACAGTCAAAGTGTTGTGTGCTAACCATTACACTATAGCCCAATGGAACAGACGACCTTCCCACTAACTCTTTAACCTCCGCAATGGGCAGCAGAGGGGTTCACTATTTTAAAGTCATAATATTTTCTTTGCTGTGAGTCGTCTTACAATAATTCTATACCATGAGTTCATCATAGTAAGATAAATTCATGCCGCTAAATTGTCCTTCCCAATTACCAGAAAGTAGTTCATCGTTGAACTGTGATGTAATTTCATCCTTATGGGTGATAACTAACATCCTCCTGTGTGTATAATGGTTTGGAATGAAAGTAGAATCTACTAATAATGCGTGTTCGAATAATTTAACATCGAACTCCACAGCCCTAAGAGTCTTTTGGAACTCATTGAACTGATTATTAGGGTCATCTACAGCTCTAACAGGTTTAGAAGTAGGAATTGGACCATTACCATGTCTGGTAATATATGGTCTGATAACATACACATGGTCTGTTATCTCTTCCGTCATTCTATCTAAGTGATTCTTAGATACTTCCTTTATCCTATTAATAATTTCCATAGCATTTTGACAAGTAGTGTTACTTGGAGTACAATAAGGCATTATACCAAATCTCTGGTCTAGTAATATACCTTGTGAACCTTCAAAGACCTTGTACTTATAACGAGTAAGGATATTCTCGTCATATACTGTTACAGATTTGAAGTATTCATGCACTCTAACACACCAATCATCAATATTATACATTGGAAGGCTGGAACTGAAATCATAGTAGTTCTTAATAAGTGATGCAATCTTGGCTCTTAGAACCATGATATTAGCACAATCTCGAACAGTAATATGATAACCAGCGGCTACTCTATCAAGAGCAGATTTGAATCCTGTGCCTACAGTACCATGTTTAAGGTTCTCCTCATTATTCCATTGATTAATAACATCAAAGGGAGTAACAACCTCACAGAGTGGATGGTAGATAATCTCTGGATAGACTCCGAGCTTATTTAAGTCTACCAATTCTCTCATAGTAGTAATAGGGTCTACAGTACAGTATTTAGACCAGTATGTTGGTATGCCAAGTAAAGTTCCACTACCATAATTACTAAACGTGTGTTCAAGTTTGCCATGCCTTACAGTATGACCAACTTGATGTCCGCCACTGAATCGAATAACTATTGTTTCTTCTTTAGGATGTGCCTTACATAAATTATGGACGGTTTGCCCTTTACCCTCGTCACCAAAGAACGAGCCTAATACAATTTCATTCATCTTTTCTTAATAGGTATAAGTTCCACTTTCTTCACCTGCACTGGTTGGAGCTGCTGCTTCTGCTTCATAGGGTATTCCAGTGAGGTCTTCGTGTTGCTTAATGGCTTCAGCAATTACGTTGTGAACATTGTGTGAATCACAAGTAAGTACATTCTGTCCGAGTAGGTTCTTCCAACCTGGAGCAATTCTTGTACCATAGCTACCATTAGTAACATGAATATGATAGACGTTATATTGCTCTTGAGCTTTCTTAACGGCTTCTTCCTCGCTAATAGGATTAGCAGGGTGTTGATAGCCTAAGAAATCTTCCAAAGCACGTCCACTGATGCCGTGCAAGTTGGGTTCATCACCAATGGTGAATAGATAACCCTTCTTGTGTCTTTTAAACCATGAGTCTGTTTCAGTGTGATAGCCAGCAATTATATGAGCCAATAAATAGCTCTCGCCACTATTTCCACCTCCACCGCCTTCGAGTACAAACTCTTCAAGAGAGTTTACAATCTTCTCAGTATCAGATTCAAATTGTCCAACTTGAATAGGATACCTATCGTACTCATGGTCGCCAACAGCCATAAATAACAGCTGTGGGTCTTTGACTCCCAGTTGCATTAGAGCATCCATGAGTTTAGGGAAGTTATCCTTAATCATTTCATGGGGTGTTCTACGCATTGAACCAGTAACATCAAGAGCAATGATAATCGGAGTAGTTTCAGGATGTTCGTTGCTATCTCTACTTTCTCTAACACCAGTGTTAATCATTTCTGGTTTAACCTGTGTGTTATAGTTTCTTGCATTTACGTTAGACAATTTAATGTCTGACTTTGCTGATAGAGTGTGATTCGTAAAGACAGCATCAGCTGACTTGGTCGCATACTCTCTATCGCTGGCTAATGCAGAATAAGCTGCAAAGGAATAACTTCCACTTCCCATAATTACTTCAATTTAGCATCGTCTTCTAGCACTTCTGCTACATTAATCATTTCCTCAGTTTCGTCAGCTGGGAACTCTTCACCATCAACTTTAAGTGCAAGAGCATATTCGATGTTAGCAACTCGTAAGTCACGTTCCAATTGATGTCTCTTAGCTACCCAAGCCTTGGGGTCAAAGCCATTACCAACTTCCAACGAAGTAGTGGATTTTACAGATAGGTCTCTGTGCTTGTTTAACTCATTCTTGATACGAAGAACTTTCATCTTACATTCTTGGATGAATCGTTCCTCTTCAATTTTTGTCATTTCATACAAGTTCTGCGCCCTTGCATCAAGTACACTCTGACCACTTCTCCTTAATCCGTCTTTAAAGCTACTCATAATTCATTTTACATAATAACATTTGCAAATGCTAATCTTTGTAGTACTAACTGAGAATCTTGCTATTTAGAAAGAATAAGTCCTACTGTTATTGCTAACAAATAGGACTAATTTTGAGCCTCCGATAGGAATCGAACCTACAACCTTCTCATTACAAGTGAGTTGCTCTGCCTATTGAGCTACGGAGGCAAATTAGCACACATACTTAGATGTGTGCTCAGAAGGCACGCCTGTTTTCTAATACATCTTACCACTAAACGACTATACCCAACAGGACTTTGACGGTATAGGCAAGGATTCGAACCCTGCGTCTTTCACTTACCAATTGAATACTTAGAGATAAAATTTGCTGTAAGCCTTCTTGTACTAATGATAAATACAAGCCGAATGTGTGGGAGTCGAACCCCTCCGCCGCCGTGACAGGGCGGTATGCTACCGTAACACTTCACACTCGTTAAATAACTATCAAGATGGAAGGATTAGCCCTATTAATATCATTTAAATCCCTTTCGGATTCCTTCCTGTCCTTTGTCTTCTTTTCATTTCTCCCAAAACACATTTGGCTCGTTTGGGCATCGTAATAAGATTTTAACACTTGATAGTTATAGTACTCCCAACGGGATTCGAACCCGTATTTTTGCCTTGAGAGGGCAATTACCTAACCAGTTAGTAGATAGGAGCATTTTAACTGTTCTAACCCCCGCTAGGCGTTTAACTAGTATTATAAGAACAGTTAAGGTGGGTGCTAGCCGTTCCTATTCCACCATTGTGTACTACGTTGCTAGCCAACGTGTGAACTTCTCTCCTCTGTTCGTTCACAGTGTAGCCTAACTACCCTATTAAGGGTTAAGGAGGACTACAAGGTATTGGGTAGGGGACTCGAACCCCTAATCTCCACATTGAAAGTGTGGTGACTTGACCAGTTCGTCTAACCCAACATTAACTCAGTTTAAACTCTAAGTACTTGTCCTCACCTCTACTTATTTCTGAGACTTTGTAACCACAGCTTTGGTATAAAGCCTTAGCAGTCTCAACCCAGTTACTACTCATAATGCTTTCAATGGGATAAGTAGTAGCTAAACCAACAAATACTAGAATATCATTTACACGAATGGTGCTGCAACTACCATTCCAATACTTCTTTATAAGCTGATTAATTACAGCTATGACAACATTAGGAAGAGATGGAGTTTGTTCCAACGTCTTCGGATTTAATACTTGAACCTCATTCATAACAATAAGTTTTTAAGTTATAATAAAAGTTCCAAACATTCGCGGAGAGCAGTGGAATCGAACCACATACACTTTTTATGTACGAAACTACTTAGCAGGTAGCCCCTATCACCATCAAGGTTTACTCTCCATACAGAATTTCTTTACCCTGTAATTCTGTAAAACAGCTAAGGACTATCTTTGTTATTAGGCTGCTGCTCTACCACCTGAGCTACTGTTAGACGAATCTAACGTGGGGACTCGAACCCCAGACCCGCTGCTTTGGCTACAAAAGATAAATTGCTGTTAGTCCTTATCTACTAATCGACGTGGGGCGAGGAGGAATCGAACCTCCAACGCCAGGCTCTTCAGACCTGCGCTCTACCATTGAGCTACCGCCCCAAGAGGAAGGATTGTTATCTCGTGTAACCCTTCTAAACCACGTTAAGTAATGGTAAACAAACAGGAAGATTTTATTTTAAAACCCATTACTAAAGGGTGTCTAGTGGTAGTCGAAACCACGTCTACTGAACCACAATCAGTTATTCTAACCGTTGAACTATAAACACCATATAAGACCTACACGTACATCCACTTCCATTTATGACCAGTGACGCGTCACCAGTGAGTTGTACCCTCATCCTACTTAAGGCATTTCACCTAACCACAACCTCGGTCTAATTTATTGTGAAAGGCTAACTACTAGCTATCCGCACTTAGAACTACTTCCCCATTTTAACCCTCTGGTGTACGGAATTGGGTACTTGAGTTTAGTTAGCCTTTAAAGGACACCAATCTGGAATTATTACCTTTTCATAAGGTCTTAACATTCCTTCAATCAGTTTATTTCCTGATTCTGTGCAGAGAGCCTTCTCATCATCGTTGAACCAGTCATCAGGGTCTGGGTCAGGAGTGATTCTACAATAGGGACATTCTCTACACTGCGTAATCTCTTTCTTAATTTCCACCATAATTTTATTAATTAGTACCCCGTGATGGATTCAAACCATCGACCCACGCCTTAGAAGGGCGTTGCTCTATTCACTGAGCTAACGGGGCATCATCAGAAGTCATTTTTTGCATATACTGTGCTAACCCTTACACTACAACCTCCATGTTAATTATACTTTGGGAGGTTGTTGGGATTCGAACCCAAACTAGTCGAACCATAATCGAAATTGCTAATAAAGTTGCTGTTAGACTTCTTATAGATTAAATAACTTAAAACATTTCTATCTCAAGTTTAGTTTCTTCCTTAAATTTTCTTCTATTATATCTTTCACCTTTACACAACCAACAACTACATGGGGTACTTGTAGTTTTGTAAGATAAAGTCCAGTGTTGATTATAGTTATCACACCATAATCCGTAACTACTTGCAGGAAACTTCTTTAGTCTAGTAATATATTTCTGGACTAACTTCTGCCTGCGCCAATGCTTGTTGCGTGGATTCATCCACTTCATTTGATTCTTTCTTTCCATCGTCTCTTTCAATTAAAGGTTTGAGGAAAGTCCAATCAAATACAATGTCTGCTATTAATACGTCAATCATGCTTCTTTCTTGTTTATAAGTTTATAATCATCCCATTGATTCAGGACAATCACGCACAGATTAAATCTAGCAGATATATCCTTGCATATTCTCTTCTTTAGTTTACGTGGTGTTTTGTAGAACTTACCAGTAGATATAACAGCTTCAAGATACTCAAACCGCTCTTCTACCAACTTCTTACACTCATCACTAAACCCACCTGCGATAGCTTTAATTATTACAGGTTCTTTGCCTACAGCCTTCATAGCTGTGTCATAAATGTGCCCTAGTTTCTTCTTACTAAGCACATTAGCTTTTCTAAATCTTCCTAACATAATAATCTGTTTGTCTAAAGTAGAGGAGGCTGTAGGAGTCGAACCTACTCAACGAATGGGTACGTTACATCGGATTTCAAGTCCGTTCCATTACCGTTCTGGCAAACCTCCATAAGTTTTTATTGACATTCCCTTCAGCAGCATAGGAACTTACTCCTTTATAATAGGGAGAGTTCCAGTAGGGTAAACGTAGGAATTAGCAGTCCTATCAAAATACCACTTAACAGCTTTCTTAATCAATTTAATTGCTTTCATAATTAATAAGTGTTACTGAATAGAATATGTCAATCTTGTTAGTGAAATAAACCCATCCTACCTCCCGAAACAGAAATTCTAGGATGGGTTTAACAGGGGACATGGGTTTACTTTTAATGTCTACCATTCTCCCAATTCAGAATGTGAGACACCATACTTACTCAGCATGGTCAAGGCTAATTCACAGCTTATTACATTTTATTCGAGTGTACTTCTCTAGCCCATCTGCACCCATTGAAGGGATTACTTCGACAGACACGGTTCAATCATTTGTTAGTATAAGTACATTTTGCTGTACGTCCCCTTATGGTTGAAAGGAGGTGTCTGAGCACCTTGTCACTCCGCTGGGATTTGAACCCAGGACTCCCTCATTAAAAGTGAGGTGCTCTATCCAGGCTGAGCTACGGAGTGAAATACCCACATTACTGTATTAACAATAGATGTGGGTTCAGAAGTCATTTTAATACGTTGCTCTATCCAAATGAGCTAAAATGGGAAATTCCCACTTATTGGATTCGAACCAATTACCTACGGCTTACAAGGCTTGAGGTTTTGCTGTTAGACTTCTTGTAGTTTAACTAAAAATAGAGTAGGGTAACGGAGTTGAACCGTTCTAACTGGTTTTGCAGACCAGCCCCTAACCGCTCGGGCAACCCTACATAGAATACTTCTTATGAGTTCCTATATTCTCTATTTGAGTCAGTTTCAATAATACATTATTAACGAATAACTCTATAAGAGTTGTGGAGCAGGTGGGACTCGAACCCAATCCTCCAGATTGCAAATCTAGCGCATTATCCAGTTATGCTACCTCCCCATTGTCAGAATACTTTCTTTCGCCCTCTCGGACTACACCAACATTTCAACCTCCCCTTATAATAACACACAATGGTGGGGAGGGCAGGAATCGAACCTACGTTTAGACAAAGTTACAGTTTGTTTGAATAGCTTTTTAAGTTTGCTGTAAGTATTCTTATAGATAAATTTGATGAATAAATTGTTGGGAGGACGAGATTCGAACTCGCAACCTCTACATCCCAAATGTAGTAGACTAGCCTATTGTCCTACCTCCCAATTTACAGAAGACTGTTGTTGATGTTTGCAATCCAAAATATACTGCTATAATCAAAATATTTGCTGTAAGTCTTCTTATTAACTAATCGCTTGCACGCCGTGAGGGATTCGAACCCCCATATCACGGTTTTGGAGACCGTTGCTTCCCCATCATGCCACCGACGCATATAGTAGACTTACTTCACAGCAAATCTACTAAATTTAGTTTTATATTAAACATAACCTTGCCAGGTTGAGGGCGGTGTCGGACTCGAACCGACAACCCTTGGATTAACAGTCCAATGCTCTAACCATTAAAGCTAACCACCCAAGTTTAAAGACATCATACTAGGTCTTAGATTTTCTCTGCTAATATTATTAAGATGTCTATCCATTTTTGGAGTTATCTGGGGATAGATGAACCATAGTAACTCCCTAACGACCGTGCGTATAGTGCAGGAATCGAACCTGCGATGGGATTTCTCACGGCAGGTTAACAGCCTGCTGCCTTCGACCACTTGGCTAACTATACATTTACTACAGTTAAACAACTACCCTTGCTGTAGTACCAACGCCACCCTACGATGTGGATTCCATATTTGCTGTCAGGGATAGGAATGTCTACGATGCGCTCTAGAAACGCCTTCTATACTTTCACAAATGAGTTTTCTATTTCAGCTACTCTTATACAAGAAGCACAAGATATTATGAATATATCATAGAATTTCTTGTTAAACTCCTTAAATCTAACAGAGAAGCCACCATTTAGATAATCAGACACATTAGCATATTCCCATACTCCAAATGGGCATTTATAAATGTATCCTTCCTCATCTATAAGAAATGAATACTTATTTGCTGGATTATGGCAATAGCAACCCATCATACTATAAAACGAACCTTGTAAGAATGACCTACCAATAGGAACTATTGAAGAATCAGTTGCCTCTTTAGGTTCAGTGATATGATATTTAGCACCTTGACTTTCTAAGAAAGAAGCTGCACTATCCACATTCTTATTAGTATGCCATCTGTCCTTAGATATTCCAAATCTAATAACATTAGAATATTTACTAATAAGTAGTGATAGTTTAGATTTTACTTCCTCGTTATTAGCCCAATCCCCATTAGTAACTAATCTCGCTGAGATTACTTCACTAAGAAGAATGTCTAAGATTTCATACCACGATGGGTTACAGAAGAACTCTCCGCCCATCAAATTAACACTCTTGATTTCATTACTCCTAAAGAATAAAGCAATCTCTTTAGCTTTATCAATAGACATCATAATATCACTCTTGGGCGAACTCTCAAAGCAACAATGTGAACAAGATTGTGTACATCTATTAGTTATACGAACTGTTGGATGTAAAAATCTTGGACATTGAGAAGCTAGTTTACACGTACTACAATGGCAGTCGTGCTTACCTTTGCAAGTTTCTTCTATGCAAATATCACAAGTATTCATTATCTAAATAGTTAATTTGTAGTCCCTGTTGGATTCGAACCAACGACCTCCTGGATGTAAGCCAGATACTCTTACCAGCTGAGCTAAGGGACTATTTGCAGAAGCCATTTAATTAACGTGTTCGCAAATAACTGGTGCAAATGTTGATTAAAAGTTTGCTGTTAGGCTTCTTATTGGTTAATTTTTTAACTTACGTTGGGCGGCTGGGACTTGAACCCAGAACCTTCTCCTTATCAGAGAGATGCGCTAACCAGTTGCGCCACCGCCCAATTTAACAGGAAACATTGTTTAGCGTTGTCAAATTAAAAGTTTGATGCTTGAATAGATTTGCTGTTTGTTTCCTTATAGTGAGTGCAAGTTTCACCGACCTTGCACTCTATCGTAACTACAACAGTCCTAAGTGAAAATTCACTCAGCATAGCCTGGTGTAATATATTTCTTACCAATGAATTAATCCAGTTACCATAGGGTGAGTATCCTTATAATGATAGATAACAGACTCTATAAATGAAGACTGTTTATGCTTTAATTCCATCAAGTAATTTTTTCCATAGTAGCCACTGGTGAATATTTTATCTTTAGAGAACTCAGTAAGGGTATTATCATAGATGTTTCTATTAAGCCAATCCCAAGTAGTAACTAAAGGTGCTCCTCTTAGACATAATGTATATAACAGATACCTATTACCACATCTTTCATCCATAGCTTCTTTAATAGTTCTGAGTGTAGCACCAGAGTTCTTAAAGGTATCACAGAAATCACAATCCATTATAGGAACTATTTCTTGTTGTATATTCTCCAGTTTAACTCCAGCAGCTTTTCTTTCCTTACTCCAAGTAAGGTCAACTAAAGTTAATTCCGAAGGTTTTATAGTTTCTAAGATGAGTTCCTTATAAACTAACGGCTCCTCTCCTGCCAATCCTCTCATAGTTAAGCCAGGTTCTATCTTACTGAATAATAGTCTCTGGACAATTCTCTTAATCTTGTGTTCCATTTTCAATCTAATACTTTAATAGGCGCGGGGGAGGGACTCGAACCCTCGACCTCTAGGTTATGAGCCTAGTGAGCTACCAACTGCTACCACCCCACACGTTATTGTCTTCCAGTGAACCCTTGCATAAGAATATCACCAGTTACATCACCTAATACATTAAGAAGATATTCAGAGGCATTATTCTCAGTAGATGGTTCAGTATCTTTGTGAATACGTTTTGCTAAATATAGCAATTCATCTAATTTTTGAATAATTAAGTCTAATTTCTCTTCCATAACATATTTAATTAGTTGCGGATGTAAGATTCGAACTTACGACACCTTGCGAGTGTTCCAGCTTATGAGACTGGTGAGATAGACCACTTCTCTAATCCGCGATGTTAATAAAAGGAACTTAGTCAATAAGGGCATTAACTTCAATCCTCACTCTTCACTTTATTGGATTTCGTGTGCCCTAATGTATTCTAAGTTCCTGTCATTGGATTACTTTGCTAGCTTTCATCCAACCTCCACTAAAAATCTTTACTAAGAGCCTTATTAGCGAATGCTCTTCACACGTTTCAAGTCAGTGTGATACTAAGGACTCCCTCACGTTGTGTCCTCAACAACACGCTCCCGTATTAACCCTCAGAGAGTATTGGGGAAGATGCGGTGCATACGAGAATCGAACTCGTACCCCAAGATAGACAGTCTAGTATCCTAACCATTAGACCAATGCACCATTTTAGCGTCACCAACTCAAAAAGTCACCGTTTGAATAAACTCGGAGGCTGTAACGCTAAACAGTAGACTTCACGGATTATCTACTTACAAATTTTAAGCTTATTCTGTGGACCGACTGGGAATCGAACCCAGACTCTCTGCGTGCAAAGCAGAAGTGCTCGCCATTATCACTATCAGCCCATAAAAGAGAATTTCCTTTATACATTCACATCGTTCATGCACAATATAACATCCATTCTCTTATTCACCTATTGCTAGGCTCTGTCCTCTTTACTATCCTGTCGAAAGAGTAATCTCAAAAGACATACTGGACAATTCACACTCACCAGTCTTAGGACTCATAACGCAGTCAGCGCAAGCCTATTCCTGCCAGCTCGCAGCAGCCACATACCCTTAACGTCTGATGTGGATAGACGGAACGAAGAGCAGGTAATGAGAATCGAACTCACATCCTCGGCATGGCAAGCCGATGCACTAACCGTTGTGCTATACCTGCAAATTTGAGTAGGTGAAGGGAATCGAACCCTCATCTCCAGCTTGGAAGGCTGGAGCACTGAACCATTGTGCTACACCTACAGACTAAATATGCCCATCTTCACAGACGAGCATACTCTTTACCAAAGCACTTGACTTTAGCAGATATTGTTGTGGGAGTGGTAGGATTCGAACCTACTCAGCCCGAAGGCAACAGATTTACAGTCTGTCCCACCTCTCCAACTGTGGCGCACTCCCCTCAACAATGGGATAAATAAAACACAAACACAATCACGTTCTCTCAACGTTTCTGAGTACAAAGATAGTGCAATCTTTAGACTCTACAAAGTGAATAATGTTAAATTTTGTAACAATCAAATATATTGCTATATCCCATCGTAATGTCGAAATTACTAATACTCTGCTAACGGTTATCTATCTTCACAGACCAATAACATGGATAAAATGCAAATTTACAAAGAATTTGTAAGGGAAGTGGGATTCGAACCCACAATAATACTGACCTAGAATGTGTATCACAATCATCTCGATTGCCGCTCTACCGTTCGCGTATTCCCTTATTTTTACTACCCATCTTCACAGACAGGCAGTATTATTAGTTAATATTATTGAATATGGCACAAACCAAGCAGAGGGTGGGGGAATCGAACCCCCACTCCCAAGAATTAAACGTTCTTGTGCTTTATCCATTAAGCTAACCCCCTAAGGACTAACTCGAAACTCCTCGATGATAGCCCCTAGTTTGTGAGATAACGTTCAATAGCCTGATGCTAATGCTGTTTTATAGTCTAGCGTGTTAATCCACTTCACCAGCGCGCCATGTTAGAGAGGGTGAGAATCATACACATAAGAGTCATATTGATTGCTGCTTACTTGCAATACTGCTCATCTAATATGTTGATTCCTATGCTTCTATCCCACCCATAAACAAAGGATTTAGAGGCGCGCACGGGATTCGAACCCGTGAATGGCTAGATTTAATAATTAATTAATTATTTTGAACCATAGCTACTGGTTTCTCACAATAAGGCTAAAGCTAAAGCTCTTGACTCAATGCTTATGCTAAATATCTAGGATTTAGTAACGCTGAGGCTTAAGCTAAAGCTTTAGTCAATATTTTTATTTTTTATTTACCATGATGTAAGAAGGTAATCAACTTGTCCACGTCAAGATTAGGATTCTCGGCGGGAGTATCATTAACAACCTTCAACGCTTCTGTCACTGCTGCCAGGATGTTACTCCTTCTTCTCAGCAATTCAGCACGTTGTCTCTGAGTCCATTCACCAGTAAACTTCTGCAATGTATAATCACCAGTTTCTACTGTCTTTTTCTTGATAGTAACTTTGGCATTATAGTTAGCAGGAAGACGTGCTGGGTCAAGATTCGGGTCTTTAAGGATACATTCCTCAGATTCTGTGGTACGTGTTACACCTTTCAACATTTCTGTTTGACAGATGCTACGTCCAGCATATTCTGGGTCGGTACCTTCAAGCCATACCTCTGCATCAGAGCGGACAGGAATGTTGTTGTACATATCCTCCAGTGGTTTACTTGTCAGGATAGTCTTGAGCCTCATAAGGTCAAGAGCAGTCAATTTACCGAATGATATACCATCTACTATCAATTCAACTCTCGGTGCACCAGCAGAGTTAGTTGCTTCAACAGCAAATAGTTCATTCAGATAAGGAATAGAGTTCTGCTCAAACCATTCGAGTTTCTCCTCTACAGTTGTGGCTACCTTAGTTGTGCCCATATAACGAGCATCTTCAGCATAGCCATCTCTGGGCTTAAAGGTCTTCTTAATACCTTGGAACATGCCCTGATTCTTCTTAAAGAAGGCAGCATAGTCACCAACCATTCTGTTGAACATTGATTGACTATGGTCTACTTTAGCCAGTAGTGTGTTAAGCTTAATCATTTCTTATTCTTTTTAAAGTTTTTCTTTTTGTTTTCAACAATAACAAGCCGATTCAGTAGTTCTTGGTCCATAGCTGCATTGAACAACTCTGTGGCATTTCTAGGACTAGCCTTAAATGGTTTAGTTCCCATGATAAATGCAATAGCGGCAGGGTCATAGCCACTTAGGTAGAAGTTGTTGGGAGCATCAGCAAAGTCTTCAAACTTAGGCTTCATTCCCCTACCATAATAACCATTAGGCAAATCCCAAAGGATTAACTTAAAGTTATCAACATACTCCTTACTAAAGCCACCTCTGCGGAGTCTATTTCTAAATTCCTCAAAGTTGGTTACATTGCTACCACACCAGTTGAACTCACCATCACTAACGAGCAACGCTCCAGTTGGGAACTCATTCTCAGATACTTTCATTGAGCTTTTCAGCTTAACAAACATATCTGCCACAGATTGCAAGTTAGTACTTCCAAAGTTGCTGTCTTTGTCATTAGTCCACCTTTCAATAGCAGTCTTACCTTGCCACTTGCAAAGCTTACAAGTATTGCTAAATGTAGCATAGGCGTCCTTAAATGGACCATCTAATAATGCAGAGAAATAGAGAGCCATTGCTTTACCAATAGCATAAGATGACATATTAGTTCCGATAGCCTCTGCGGTCATAGAGCCTGAAATGTCTCTAACTACCAACAATTTGCTGTCTTGGTTGAGATTCTGTCTTCCAGTCTCAACTAATCCATTAAATTGTGCATTGATAGTCTCTTCTCTGTAGTCTTCCAGCCTGTTAGTATAATAACTGTTACCAAGCGGTTGGAACAGTTCAAACACAAATCCAGTATATTTAGCCGTTTTACGACCACCAATCCACTTCGCATACTTCTCTGTCAATCCTTGATTTTTCAAGAACTTAGAGCCTACCAGAAGGCTCAGAGCGCGTCCATGAATGGTATTGAAGTCAAGTTCGAGCAACCTCTTCTGGCTAATTATTTGCTGCCAAGTATGAGCAGTTCCACTCTGTTTGAGTTTTCTGTACTTACGTTGTGCAGCACGGCTATCAGAAGCATCTTTATCAGACTTCTTATCAGCCTTCTTACCATAAATGCAAGAAGCCAAATACTGACCAATAATAGTACGGGCTTGTGATTCAACAGTTTTACATTCCTTTACTGAACGAATAGTTGGCAGATATTTCTTTACCAATTCACTTGTATGACCATTAGCTAATCCAGCTAAGATAGTCTTACGCATGAAGTTCCAATCCAACTTTCTTCCTTCCCAGCCATGATATTGTAAATCAAGGCTCATCATTTCAAATACATCCTTCCAAGAACCAGCAGCAATGAAATAAGGTAGGTTAGCCATGAATGTTGGTTTGTGATGCATTGCTAACCATAGCATACGCATAATACCTTCATTCTTCAAACCTTGTCCTCTTTGAACATCTAAGGTGATGGTTTCATTAGGAAGAACAATCTGAGTCTCACGAGTAATCAAGCGGATATACACTGCGAGTTGCAAACACTTCTTTGGACTAATACTCCACAATTTATACATATCCTTAGCTACCTCAGAATATTCACGAGGAGCTTTGAAATTTGCAATCATTGCGAAGTTATCCACAAATGCATCATTACTAGTGCTATACTTCTTAGCACCATTACCACTCACAGTCTCCGCGGACACTTTCAATCCTGCCTTAACAAAGGCATTTTCTTGCGCAGGAGTTTCAGTCTTGTACAGACTTTTCTTCTTCTTACTAAATTCCATTGTTTATCTCTTAATTTATAATTAAATTGAGATAATTATATAGCGTGTCTTTACCTACATAATCTATCCTTTTTTACTATCACAATAAAAACAATCACTCAGCTACTTACATGGCAAATGAAAGATATAGCTGAGTGAAAGGTCGAAAATGGAACTGACGACCTACTCTTGTATTTTGCTTGACCATTAATCAAAATATTGTTAAACATTTTAGATAATTTACAAGAGACATAAGGATTTTCTCCTTACATAATTCATTGAGGAGTTGCACCTCATCCTCCCACTTTGGCAGTGGGCGAACACTTCTTATTCGTATGAACTAGGTTTCAACTTTTATTTATACACGTTTAAGTCAACTATATGTGCGCACATATAGCCTAACTCATCAGGTCAGTTTCGTGTCTCGCAGTAGGAATTGCCCTACAACAGTTATGTTTACCAATTTGGAAGTCCCTCTCTCTAACCCATGCACGAGTAGGTAGTTAGGCATTCCAGGTATTTCATGTCCAGTTTCACCCATAGCTTCATAATCCTCATCAGCTGAAAGATTATAATATCTAAGAGTAGCTTCCACAGCCTGATTATACTCATCAGGATATTCATGGCACGCATTTACACACGTGCCATTAATTGGGTCAATGATTTGAATGTACACTCTTTTCATAATCCAGCAACTTTGAGATACATAGTAAACCACGCTTCAATACTATCCTTGGGTTCTTCCCAAGTATCAGCCTTCTTTCGCAGCCTAACTACAAATTTATTAAAGGATATACCTAATCTATCTCTAGCCTTATCCCATGCAGTTGAGTGGTCTCTGACAAATACTGAATTAGTATCCAATATTTCTGAAATCAAGATAAGTTCTTCCATCAATTGTTTACCATGAGAGATAGCTTCTTCTGTTATTACTAATTTACCAGAATTAAAGGCATTTCGCATGGACTGTCTAGTCCTTCCAGATGCTAGTATACACAGAGCAGCCTGGATTGAATATACGTTAGCCAGCTTGAAGACTGATGGGTACGAATCCATAAACTCTTTAAGACGAACATATGCTTCCTTTCTCTCATAGACATATGAATCTAACCTATCGTTAGCTTTCCATCTATCTTGGGAATTATTGATGAGACGAGCTGTTTCTAATGAATCGTCGTCCTTATACATATATACTCTAAGGGTAAACGGAATACCTTTTTCTATACACTCCAGAGCTGCAGCTAATCTATGATTACCCTCAGTTACAAATCTGTAGGGTACAGCTACTAATATCGGTGGAATGTACACGCCTTGTTTGTAAGCCTCTATTAAGGATTCTACTTTCTTAGCCTTTATAGGTCTATTGCCAGGAAGTAATCTGAGTGCCTTAATAACATCAGCATTCTTTTCTGTAAGTACATAGACATTCTCTGTGGGAATGTCCTTAATCATGTCAGCAAAGTCTAAATTTTCCATTTTCAATTTGTCGATTAGTTAAACATAAAATAGCGGGAGAGATGCAGGTGACATCTCTCATTCTGTATTTCAAGACCTATTGCCTAAACCAATATGAAGCGTATAGTACTGATTCTTCGGCATCCCGCTTTGTGGACTAACAGGGATTCGAACCCATCACTAAATCATTTAGCACACCGACACTATAGGTCTAAATTTCCCAAACCAGTAATAAGTCCCTTCTCTCCGCCCTTGCAATGACTTTGAGAAGTTTCTAAATTACCTACCTGCGGAGTAGTTATTCCTAAGTAGCATCATTAGTGTCCTATAACAAGTGCACTCATTATAGGCGTTAATCCATGTGGACTTGGGCGGAGTCGAACCGCCGTCCAGACAATCCTTATTATAAGGATAACGTGTGTCTCATTTATATTACATCAGCCAGTGAGTTCTGGCATATAGATAGTTTTATTGGACTGTGCCTTGATTATTGGGGCAGGAATTTAGCACAAACCTTACCAAACCAAATTACAAACTACCAAACTGGGGCTGACCGAAGTCATCCTCTCCACCACTTCATTTACGTTGAAGAACGAGTAGCACTTTTAGGTAAAACCCTTGCGTCCCTACTATACACATTTGCGGAGAATCTCAGCTTTACTAACCTTTGGCTTTCAAGTTAAGTGGGTTGCTCCTATAATGCTTCTTCCCACACCTCTTCTGTTTCTAGGTCTTCTCCGTTAACCCGACTACATTAATACGTTAATATTAATAAGCCACAGCTTAAGCTGCCATTCTTACTTCAGTGTTGCCACTTAAAATTGTGTATCATTTTATAAGAGTTGGTACGAACTCTACACGTCCTTATAACTTGTAATCGCCTGTCAAAACCATGCAAGCCCAGTTAGTGCAGTTATACTCCTGCACTATGAGTTATTTCTCTGCTACTAATCCTAACTATTATACCACTAGGTGTACATTCTTCCCAATATCGTATATTACCTTTTACATATGTTTTAACTATAGTAATTGGTTCAACTCCTGGTCGTTTGTACGATGAGTATTTCTCCTTAGCTATCTGACGTTCCTCTATAGGGTCATCAGCAACTATTTGGGTACTTAGAGGTACTAACATTAGAACGGTAAGTCAGTTATGTGTTTATACTTACAAAACTCATAGACACGCACATTGCTAATCTGTGCATCTTCTACAGCTTTGAGAGTTCTCTCGTAATCCCAACAAGTAGTGATTATTCTCTCAGGCTCTTTAAAGAACCATTCCTTAATAATATCTTTGTCAGGAATCGGCTCATCAATATTCCACTCCCAATCTTGCTGTAATTGTAAATCGTAGCGATGTAGTATTTTATACTCACCTCTACCAAACAATTCATCAAGTAGGTAATGAATTAATAAGCCACTTATAGCGTCACACCCACAGAAGATAACCTTTTCCTCTTTAGAGTGTAATTTTCTTAGTGCGTAATCCTTAGGCATAGTTATTTGTATTTCTTTGCCATTTCTAATGCAGCTGGAGATGTTAATCTATTAACAGCAGATTTATATCCAGCTAGTACAGATTCTCTCTGTTCTTCTGGAACCAAATAAGTACAAGTTAATAATGGTTCAGTACCATTACCAAACTTCCTACATATTGGTGGTCTTCTGTCATATATATTGCATCTGCAATTCTCTGTTAGAAATGGGCATTTGTTCTTTTCTGGGTCATAATCAGTAATGGGATAACACATTATCTCATTCTTCATATTCTCATCATCAAGAACCATGATTTCTTTGACTGGATTAACAATCCTATTCTTTAATGCAAATATGTATTTCTTAGGCAATGGAGCATTATAACAACAACTCGCATGGCATTTAGATATATCACACTTACTCATAGGAAATAATAATCACCACGTTCAAAACCCCAGATAGTATGTTGAAGTTCCCAACCTTCATGCCATCTAGTTCCATCCTTATCACAAATAACTATCAGAGTATCACCTTCTATTGATTGAGGTTCAACTCTACCAGTAAAAGCTCCATTTCTTCCTGAAAATGGTTTGCCTTGTAATAATTGTTCTTTTATATTCATTCTCAATTATGTTTAAAAGAGTGTGGACTAACGTGCTTCACAGCAAATTAGCCCAATGATATTTGTCTTCAAAAACCTTCTTTAGTTATCTCCTCTCTTGCGGAGTCTTGATACTGCAATAGCAGCTCCGAGAAGTGATTTGAGTTCCTTGGGCATACCATCGATAATGTCCTTAACAGGGTCAATGTCATTATCGCTGCCATCACGATGTTTCAATGCTTCCAGCACATTCTTTACAGACTGAGCATCTTCAGTAGATATAGAGAAATGTTCACCACCGAATACAGAGGCTTCCATCTTCTTCAGGTCTACATGAGCCAAGTCATTGCCTTCTATGCTGAATATGAAAGCACCACATTCTTTACACTCTTTGACTGCCATTTTCTTCAGCAATACGTCCTATGTATACAGGAGCATTACCTGTTGCCAGCAGTGCAAACGGTTCAAGAATCATAGAAAGTTTGTTGATAAGAGTAGGATATTTTTCCTGTTCTCTGTTCAAAATTGCATCAATCTTTTTCATGCTAAATCTTTGTTTTTAAGTGAAATAATAAAAATCATAAGTAATACACACAATACTAATGGCAACCAAAAGGATGCCATATAGCAATGGAAGCCTAAATATCCTGCAAATAGCAGGAATACGGCTTTAGTCAATCTTGCTTTCCACATACTTATCGAGATTAGTACGAGACAGCAGGATACACACGTTCCAATCCAAGTTGGATTCTACACACATTTCTTTAGCTGATTTGATGTACTCAGTACAATCATTAACTATAGCTTTGTGTTGTTCCTCAGTGACTTCCCCACTGCTGAGCTTAGCATTTGTCTGTTCGATTATAGATGCCATTTCAGCAACAGAATAGGCAATTACACCTAACTGAATGTCTGGGTTTAATACTTGAGCACGATTCACCAATTTGTTCTTTTCAATTTTCATTGTCGATTAGTTATTAAATTAAACATACTTGACCAATTAGTTTCATCCTTATGGATTACTTATAGCATCGCCACGTAAAGGCTTAGTCATGATGCCGACCCCATCACGGGGTATCGAGAAATTATATTCTCCAAATAAATGAATATCTATAAGATGTCTGTCTATTCCAGACTGCCAACCTGCGTTACGTCCGTTGCAGATAACTAAGGATGCATCCTTAGTACAGACTAGATTTAAGTGCGAGTCTGCATACACACCATACGTTTTTGAAGTGGTGTCATGGCTAATTCCCACTTTAGTTTACCTACAACCATACTTGGTGCTCTGAGTATCCACGCTTTTATGTACACTATTAAACGCTTCTTCTTATACCAAGTGAGCACAGGTCTTCAGTTACTCGATTCACAGTAATCAACCTAAGCACTTGTACTTTCACCTATTCTCCTCACGGAGAACCTGCCTTAATTATGGATAAATGGTGCTAGCTATTAAACTAGCACCCATTACGTAGGTTTATTGTTCTTTTATATATTTATTATAATCCTTGACCATTTGATTGAACTTGGCTCTTATGGAGTCTATTTGAGCATTGTAGGGAACAGTGTGAATTTCATCCCTCCTGTTAATACATTCCTTAATGGCTACTATACTCTCTTGGAACGACTGCAGCTCCTTTTCCAGACTAAATATGCTGTCTTTGAGAGTGTTCATATTTGCAGTGTTACGGTCTGGAGTTGGGATTTTAGATAATAAGTATAGCCATCCATTAGTCTTTAATGCCTTCATTCTTCTCTTTACATCAAGACTATGTATGATTCTACCATCTCTAGCTTCAAAGTCATCCTCATTGGTATATATTAATACGCCTTCACGATACACTTCAACTTGTACAGTTACGAGTTCTGGCAATGAGAAAGTTTTGGTATTTAAAGTAAATCCAAACTCCTTCTTTAATCTCCTTTCTATAGTAGAGTTTATTTTGCCCAGTTTGTAGTTGAAGAGTCTTTTTATATGGTCTTCGATAGTCATGTCTGCAATCTTTATCTCCTCCTGCTTACCAGGTTGAAAGTTGGGCTGAGATAGAATATAATTGCAAGCCAAGTCTATAAGATACAACTCTGCTAATGTATAATTATAGCAAGTAACTCTTAATGAGGTAAGAACAGAATTATTTATTAATAGAGTTCTGATTCCCACTCCTTGTGTCAGCTTTATGTTATATACACTGTTTAGGTATCTCAAAATAGATTTGCTTCTACAAGAGACATTTTTCTTAGGTATACACATAATAGTAGAAAGCTTTTCCGCTATTTCGGATTTATACTTCTCTGTAAGAGGATGCATATCATCCCAACTTAGTTGAAGTGCTTTTTCTATATCTCTAGGTAATTGTAAAGTGTTCATTATGAGATTGATTTGCGATTAGTTTAAACTTGCCTATCCTTTACAGCGATAGGCGTTCTGTATAGTGTTAAAGACCTTTGGCTGATAGTAAAGAATTAATTACATTTTTACTATGCTCTCTTATATCTTTATCTTCAACTTGGTCCAAATGATATTCAATATATGCCTTGTCAATTATAATGCCAGCACCAATACGAAATGCAGTGTCAGCAATAAGACTCATAAGGTCATTTGTTTCTTTTGTTGTCATTTTGTGAAGTTTTAAGTTATTTTCCAAAATAATATTGAAGTGCTTGCATCAAATTAGCATCTTGGCTGTCAAAGTCATTAGTATGCTCTGCTGCATATTCTAATGAATCCATACACTTAAATGCTTCTTCCATGCTATCAAAGGTCATATCATGTATCGTTGATGGTATAATAACCTTATTGGCTACTGCTCTACCATAACGTAATGATAATGATGTTGCTTTGCCATTATCCAATAGGGATTTCATAAATTCCTCCTGCTGAGGAGTAAGGAGTAAGTCACTACTCTTATTCGTAACTTGTCCAAATTTGTTTATTCTCATAAGAAGTAATGCTTTATGTTTAGTCCTTGAATACACATGAAAGTACTCCTACCAAGAATATACAAAATAAAAGAAAATAAATGAGTATATCCATGTTATTACGATTAGTTGATTTAGTTATTGTGACGCCTAGTTAAAGGCGTTTCGTCTTAATTTTCAAAGACTCGTCAGACAATTTCCTAAATTTGGGATTAAATAGTGTAAGAGAACACAACAAACCATTAGAAAAGTGTATTCTCTTACTTAGTCCTTAACCAGTCCCATTTGAATGTTTGGAAAATTTGGAATTTGGTAGGACTTTGTGCTGCTCCCCATGCTCATTCCTTACTCTGTTGCTCTCGTTGTGCAGACTCAATACAACATAGTTCAAGATAGCATATACATATCCTACTTTCTGTAGCAGAAAGAAACATGTATCATACTTAGGAACATCTGGGTTAGGTAGAACTGAGTAGATGACAGTTCCTGCTCTGAGGATTCTGTCACCTACTAATTCACCTTTAACGGTTACGGTTATGCGAGGTCGATTTTGAATACCCATTGATTACCCAATGTTCTAGTACCATTAGCTCTCTGTCGCATGGTCTGTACTGATTGGATTTGGGAGATTTTCAACTTCTTACCCGCAATGCTGTTCAAAGCCGACTCAGCATCTGCCGATTGTTTCCAAAGGTCAACGGCTGTACCCGTAGCAATCACAGCAGGCAGATTGTTTCCAGCAGCATCCTTTGCTCTTGTGCTATCATCATTGTAAGGTACAACAGCCTTTACGAATGAACTGAGATACAATTCTTTCGGCTGACCAGCAACCTCAACAAAGATACCAGGAGCAGGATTGCCATTGAACTTACGAATGAATTTACAAGCTTGCAAATCTTCACCAGAAGGAATTTCAAATTCATCCCCTTCAGCAAACATATTGCTACCATCATTCACACGTACTTCGATGTTTGCAAAGCTAACACCATTACCTACTTGACCACCAGCAACCTTCACTCTCTGGAGTGCAGTTGCAACATTCTGACTTAATGCCATAATACTTAAATTTTTAAAAAAGTTAATCTATTCTCAAGCTAACTTTAAAATAATTCAATTCGCCTCTTGAGACAGACAAATTAAATGCCAATACAATAACTCAGTATCGGCACAATACTGTAGGCGTTATACACTTAGGCTATATTATAAGTTTTATAGTTAGGCTATATTGTTATTATAATTTAATGTAAGCAGTTTAAAGACTTGCTTAGGTCTGTTTGTTTACTCTGCAAATTCAAACCCAATTAAAGCGGCTGGAACCTCAAAAGGTCTGCCCGTTTTAGTCGGAATTGAACGTGCATAAACTTGTCTATGGCAAACTAATTCTTTGCCCTTAGCTAAGGAAACAAACATTTCGCCCAACTCTTTGTTAGTTGTTTGTGCGGTTAGTTTATCCCTTAATTCTTTTGAAATAGTGGAGTTATTGACAACTTCCACCGTTTCACCGCCTTTGCGTTCAAATGCCTTTTTCAACAAGGTAGAAAGCCAAAGTTCTTGCTCATTGCCTTGCTCATCAATAAGCAAAGCAACAACACTAACACGATTTGAACTTTCAGACCTTGCAAAGCAATATCCTTCCGCCGAAAGTTTGAACTTTCTACCCTCTTGGTATGGTGAAAGGTCATCATTCGGAACACTGGCTTTTTGATTTGCCAACTGATTGAACATTGCTTCATTGTCTTTGTTAATTCTTGTAAAACCTTCTAACATGGCTTTAATGTTTTGACACATTGGATGCCTTTTTCATCCGCTAATGGTTTGTTCAGTGGTTGTGTCAATTCCACCTAACGACAAACCGTTTTCCCTCTGCACAGGGAGCTACGCCTTTGTCGCTAACTTTATGTAAGTGTTATAAATTTAGGCTTGATTTTTCTAACGAAACCCCCAGGGGGTGTTTCGTAGAACACTACCCTCCCTCTCGTCTTTTCTACCTATTTCCATTTTCCAATTTCAACTATCACACAGTTTACACTAAAATTTGCAATTCGCGAATCGCGAATTTGACATTTATCAGCCAATAAAATTAAATTTCTAATTGACTGGTCACCTCAATGGGGAGGGGGTGTATTTTTGGAGTACCTAGTACCTGAGTTCTCCTATATTAAATATATTTAAGTATATATCATTAGGTAGTCTATTTGGAATATACTATCTTTGTATTATTAAACAATAAGGAAGAATAAATATATTAATAACAAATTTTTAAATTATGGCTAAAGAAGTTAAAGAAAATCTAACAGAATCAGTTGATGCAAAATGCCAGTGTGGTAGTGCAGAGCCTAAAGAGGAATCAGTTCTTTGGGGTAAAGTTACAGTAGCTAAATTAACAGTATTGGATAAGATTATACGTGGAATGGAAAATGGTGCTAATATTGAGCATTGTTTAGTATTATCTAATATCTATAAGAACCTATGCAATTAAAATCTATACTTGATAAGTATGATGTTATAGAGGCACAAGTACTCTATAATAAGGCAGTAGAGCTATTACAGCTCATTAGTGATGAAGAACTAGAGGAGATATTTACTAAATATCCAGCATTGTTCTCTAAGATTACTAATGTTCACCTTACCCATGAACAGCTACTAAGGGATAAGCAATCTATTAAAGATGCTATTGATGTATTTATAGAGACTATTGAATCACGAAACCTTACTAAGGATGAATTTGATGCAATGACTCTAGATGATATTAAGGATTATATGAATAGCATTATTACAACTAAACTCCCTTGTTTACATAGAATTATTAATGAACTAGAGGATAAAGTAAATGATTCCAGAAATCAGGCAAATTAAAATGAGCTTAACTCTCTTCGAGCAAGGCTTAGAAGAGTTTATGAAGAAGGCTGAGCAAGTTAAGAATGATAATATAGAACTAGCTAAAGAGAATGATAAGTTAAAAGCCAAGATTCTTGAGCTAGAAAATAAATTGAAGGGCTAATGACTATTAACGAAATTGAATTATATGATGTAGAGGCTGTTGATGAAGTATTATCACACCTATCTAATGGAGATGCAAATGTAATACAAGAAGCAATATCTTCTTTATGTGGAATGGTCACTATTAGAGATAAATACATCAAAGAGCTAAAAGAAAAGATATTGCAGGCTGGTAATATCCTAGATGCAAAGACTATTACAGAATATGAAACCAAACGTATTCCAGGTTGTATCCAAGATATTGCTCCCAACAAAAGATGGTCAAATACTTTTGGAGGATGATATACTACAGAGACAGAATGTGCTATATAGTCCTTAAAGAAGGGGAATATATGGTGCAGATTGCTTATACAGTTCCAACTGACCCGAAAGTTGCAGAGGAATTATTACATATGAATGTATCAAAAGCCCATGAACAGATGGCTGAATTAATAAAGACAGAAAGAAGACGGGCATTAGAAATTAAAGTATATGGTGAGGATAACTGATGACAAAGAAATAAAGGAAACTGTATTAGCTGGCTTACAGAGGAATAAGGAGAAGTATGGTAAAAGATACTGCCCTTGTTCCTTAGTAAGGACAGATGATACAGTATGTATGTGTAAAGAGTTTAGGGAAATGGAAGAAGGTACTTGTCATTGTCAACTCTATATAAAGACTAAGGATGTAGACATTCCTTCCCATGTGGATAATAGTACACTTGGATATACATCTAAGAGTTTTAAAATAAACTTTAAGGAAGTAGAGTGATATGAAAACATTTAAAGGTCATAAACAAGAAACTCTATTACTAATTGAAGAATCCGATTTAGATGATAAGATTGCAAGTAAGCTAAGAGGTAATCACGTAGATTATATAATTGCACCATTGTCAGCTAAAGATAATGAGGATTTTATGAAGCAGGCTCTATGTTGTATTTCTATTAGTGGGATTTACTGGGGTCAAATATTATATTACACATGAACGAATTACTTAGTATATTAGAGGGACATACCTCTATCGAGGAAGCCTTAGAATTTTATCAGTTAATATATAGAGCTGTAAAAGAAAATGCCTATATACATCCAGGTTGGGATTATCTTAGATACCCTTCTGTAACAATTAAATCTATAGAGTAATGGTATCATCTGCCGCTATATGTTTACTTCTTTCTAGACCTCACCCTTCGGAAGGTAGGTCTTGCTGGTATAATACATATACCTATATAGATGAACACATTAAACCGAAATTCGAAGAGTTTGGTTTTCCGTTAGACGACAACTATCTTTATGTAGGAAAATATAAGGATTGTAGATTATCTATATCAATAATAGATGAAATAATAACCATACATATGTCTACCTGTGAAGGAGAGCGAAGGATTTCAAATAGATATGAAACTTCATTAACATTATTTAATACATTCACGAAAGATGGATTCAATTATGTACTCGATTCTTTATATAGGTGGATAGAAATGACAAAAGGCGAACTTAGCTAAATGCTAGGCTCGCCTTTTCTGTTATGTAATATAATACCAATCATTTCTATCTCTTACATTCTTATCTTCTAGTTGCTTACTATCTAAATGGTAATCACCATCTCTAAAGTTTAGCTCTTTAGTACCATAATTCCAATAGAAATATCCATGCCATCCTGGAAGCATTAATATCTTACCAGTAGCAGCATATAAAGTAGCTTGATTATAATTCATTCTTATCCTTAGATTTATTATCAAACTTCTTCCAGATTCCTGTTATAGAATCAATACCAAGTAATGCCATACAACAGACTAGGAATGTATCTATCATTAATGGGGCTTGAACAACGTGTACAGTACAGTATAGTAATACAGCAATAGCTACGAACCATCCCAATACACCACACACTCTTTTACTACTAATTCCAGAGTGTGAACTGAACATTCCCTTTATAAAAGTTATAAACCTCATAGTATTAGAAATTAAACATCTGTATCCTACTAGCTACATCAGTTCCACTTCCAGATTTACTCCAATGTCTATCAGATGGGTTAGCTAATCCTTGTAAGTATTTCCTAACACCACCATTACCTGCTAACCATGCTCCACCTAACAATCCAAATTTAGTATATCCTTTTTGTGCAGCTAGCTCTAAATCTTTCTTATTAAATCCCCTTTCAAATGACTTAGCTAATTTAATTGCAGCCTTAATTTGCAGTTTAGGATTATTTCTAAATGTCTCTATATCTGTACCTGCATAAGCGGTAATATTATTATACTTCTTACCATCCTGCATGAATTGGAAATATCCATAAGCGGGAGCACCAGCTCTATTTTGAATTGCACTATTAAATCCAGATTCCTGCTCTGCCATTTTAGTAAGGAACTGTCTATAATGCTTAGCTTCTGGGTCTTCCTTTTCTACTTCATCATACCACTTATTAAACTCATCTAAACCTTTAGATGGCTTGATATTAAATAGTTCTCTCTTCATAGGTGTGTTTACAGCTGATTCTATAATAGGCTCATCTATTCTAGGCTCATCAACCTTAGGTTGTGAAACTACTGACTCATCTCTAACAATAGGAATATTATATGTGCTAAATACATCCGAAGACTCGAATTTAGGTATGTCAGGAGTCTCCACTGGGGTATATGATACAAACTGTAATCCATCCTGACCCTTTCTAACTCTATTAGTAGAATATGTAGGTCTATCAGACTTCATAAACTTCTTCCTCATATCTCTCTTATTATTAAGAGTTCTTGAGTTTCTTACTAGGGGAGAATCCTTGAATTTAAATCTCCTACCATCTGATACTAGGCTACCACCCTTCTTCATAGTTAATAGTGCACCTTGCATTAAGGGCTGCCTTCTTATATATGGATTTTTAGGAATACTCTTTATGCTATCCCAAACTCTCCTACTACCTATATAAATAGGATTCTCTTGCTGTAATATAAAAGGGGTTCCTACTTTATCCATTAATGCAGCTTGCTTAGTAGCTCTAACTCCTTCAGCAACATTATCTCCTGACCATCTTTTAGCATAGTCTCTAGGATTAAACTTCCACATATCCTGAGATATTTGAGTTAGTTTACCTTTCTTGTTATAGTCTATTTTAATAACATGACCTCCTACATCGTCAATTGGACCAACATAGTTAGTACCAGGCTGCCTAAAGGTTTGAAATCCATCTGGCATTTCTATAACCATATCTCCTTCCTTACCTTGTAATTTACCAATGCCATTAGAGTAGTTATTAAATTCATCTACATTATTGAATCTTAATGGATGACCACTTTTAACTACAGATTGCATTTGGTATCTTCTACCTTCAATACCAGGATATAACTCACTATATCTTTTATCATAATTAAACCCTTGACCTTTAGCTGGCTTAAATGATTTAGCTATTCTCTGGAACCAAGGACTTCTACTTATTAATGGGTCATTCTGGAATAAATATAGTCCTAATAAGTCTCTATCACCATTATTACCCTCTGGTGTTGCTGAACCAGTATAGGTAGAATCATTATTCTTAATATCCTTTAGAGATACAGAAGCATTGCCTTTAGTTCTCCTTCCTACTTTATAAGCTGCAACCCTGGCAGGAGTTTTCTCTACGTTAGATAAGAATGGCATTACTCTATTTATAGATGCCATAGCCATATTAGTAGGTGTGCGAGCTTCCTTATTAAATATCCAATGGTCTTTATTAAGAGTACTCCAACCTAAGTCAGCATCTCCCTTAATAAACTTAGTAGCTAATTTATTCTTAGTAATATTTAAGCCTTTGCCTCCACCATATACTGCTCCTGGATTTAGATACTCACCAATTTCTGCTGGAATACCTACCTTACCTTCTAACCATTGCCCAAATCCTCCAGTAGCATTATTAACTGCTTCACTTCCTAATATTCCTCCAACTACAGTTGCTGGAGTGGTTACTAATGCTGCACCAGCCATAGCAGGCATTACAGCCCTCTCTAAGCCTACTAATGGATTAGTTCCATTCCTCACAGAAGATTTAAACCTTTCCTTAGCTCCTTTAATGGGATGCCAATAGTCTCTATTCCTTTCAGCAGCTGTTCTTGTATCAGTAGAAGGTTCTCCTCCCAAATCAATAAGTTGGTCTTGTCTAGGTTTAGCCTTAATAATTTCTGGAATAATAGGTTTAGATACTCTAGTATTATCCTGCTTAGCTATTATATTACCTTCCTGTAACTTCTTTATCCTCATATCTAATAATATTATTATGTAGTTTCTTGTGGCAGTTTGAACAAACTACTATACATTTATTCATCTCCTTTATAAAAAGAGGAGTGGGAAGGTTCTTAACTGCTCTGGATATTGTATAGAGTTTATTCCTTATATGATGTAACTCTAAGCAGCAGTAAGTAGTCTCCCCACATATACAACATTCTTTCTTCCTCTCCCTTAATAAACTTTTGTTAATTTTAGCTGTTTCAGCATTCTCTGTCATAATTAATCATTAATGATGCCACTTAGCTGCATTTCTAGCGAAATTAGCTCTCTTCTTTTGTAATGGTGTAGCATTGGGATTATTAAGTACAGAACGAGCGTGCTCTTGTACACTTTGACCTGCTTTCTTAGCGGATGCTGTAAACTTACCTCTATTCTCCTTCTTAATATGGATACCACTTCCATTTTTACATCTTGGTACTAGCCTACTTCCCTGCCTAAACATAGGAATACTATCACAATCTACATTACTACACATCTCTTTTAAAGAGACATACATTGCTTTCAATTCTCTCTGATTTAGTTCCATAATTAAATAAGTTTATGTTTCATTTTTTTATTTACAAAATTAAGGCTAAATTTGCACATTATCAAATGAAAGATAGTAAATTATAAATAATGGATTGATGAAAATGAATTAGAGTTTAATTTTAGACGGACTAACATTCAACAATTAAAGGAAATAGATTAATGTCGTTAAGTAGACTAGAAGCAATTTATGCCTGGATTAATAACTTAGGTCCAAATGTTAAGACTATCATAATTATAATTTTATCAGTGATAGTTGTGGAAACTAGTTTTAGAGGGCATACGAAACTCGTTTTACAAGATTATACTGAACAAGTCCAGCAGGAAAAGTACCTAGCTGAGGAATATACAAAGATAATTGCTCCTTCTATTAATGAATACATTGAAAAAATATTAGCACAGGACAAGGATGCTTCTAATGTTATTTTATTGAATTATCATAATACCTTGGTTAGTACTCATGGATTATCTTATAGATACCTTACAGCACTAACTGAGAAGAAGAGAGGTCTGGATACTAAGAGCTGTTTAAGAATATGGAAGGAATTAGAATATATAAACTATGGAGATGAGATTGAGAGAATAAATGCAAACAAGTCATTAAGAATGGATAGTATCCCAGAGTACAGCTCAAGGTTGCCAAACTTAGTAGAATTGTTGCAACGTAGTAATGCTAAGTCAGCTGCCTTTTACCCACTAACTGGTGTAGAAGGACCTGTAGGAATGCTAATAGTTATTTATCCTATTAAGAAGCAGTATTACTTAGGATATTATCAATCTGTAATATCACCATCTCTACAACCTCTAACAACATGGTTAGATTATAATTCAGTAAAGGATAAATTTAAAAGGCTATATGAAAGTGGACAAGCAGAACCAGAACGTTTGCTACAACGATGAGAAGCATATGTACTGGGATGAAAATGGAGTATATGTATCAGTAACAACATTAATTGGCAAATTCTGCCAAGACTTTGACAAAGAATTCTGGTCAGGCTATAAGGCATTAGAGAAGATGTTATCAGAGGAGGAGTTTAAGGCTGAGAAATCTCAGTTACTTAATACCCATAAGATAGATGTTGAATATTTCTGTAATATGTATGGATTTACCCGTAACGATTACAATAAGGCTCAGCAGGACATCTTAGATGAGTGGCAGAAAACTAATGCTGAATCCTGTGAAAGAGGTTCTAAAATTCACGCCGAATTAGAAAGTAATTATACTTCTAAAAGGCAGTGCGAGCTTAAAAAGTTTGGACTTGGAGGTAAGTTTGAAGTAAATACCAATGACTCTTTAATGGAGCACAATAAGGATTTACTTGATATTGAGAAGGGAGTATTCCCTGAGTATATGATATATAGGAAGTCAGATGATGGCAAGTTTAAACTTGCAGGACAGATTGACTTACTGATTAAGGATGGTAATGACATCTATATCATAGACTACAAGACTAATAAGAAGTTAGACGATAAATCCTTCTTTGATAAGAGAACTAAGAAATGTCAGATGATGAAGTACCCTATGAATAACATTATGGATTGTAACAAGATGCACTATGCACTACAGTTATCAACCTATGCTTGGATGCTTCAGAAATTGAATCCTAAGTTCGTAGTTAAGAAACTATTACTTATACATTACGACCATCAAGGAAATGTCACAGAACATGAGCTTGATTATCTAAAGGATGATGTGGAAAGAATGTGTAGGTTCTATAAGAAAGAAGCTATATTAGAAGCCAGAAAGAATAGCAGGAGACCTATAGAATTCTAATAATACCTATATGAGTATCTTTCAAACAATTAGGTTTGAGATATTAGCAACTTTATGAACTAAATAGAATAAATATGGGTCTTGGTGCTATTTTAAATGGACACACTAACGAGATGCTTGGGCTGAATCAGAATATATCTGCTGCCCGCATCCGTTTGTGTAAAGAATGTAAGCTCTATAAAAAGAGTGTGGTATTGGGTGAGATTTGTAACAGTAAGTTATGGATAAACCCAGACAATGAAGATGTAAGTACAGAGAAGAAAGATGGATATATTAATGGATGTGGATGCAGGCTAAGAGCTAAAACAACTCTACCTAATGCAACGTGTCCTATAGGAAAATGGTAATTTAATTTTAATGAGTATGAATAGTTTAAGTACAGTAGAAGCAGTGTTAAAAACAAAGAATCAATTGGTTAGAGGAGATGCTAATGGTAAGAATAGTTTAATGGGTAATGGGGATGTATTTATAATGTCTCCTACTGTAGCTGAAATGGCTAAACAAGATGCTAAAGTAAAATTCAACGAGCAGGTTGAGGAAGCTAGGGCAGAGTGGAATGCTAAAATCGATGAGCAGGAAAGACACGCTAAGATGATGGATGAGAAGATGAAGGACTTACAGATTGTCCCTATCAACAGTTATATATTAGTACAACCTTATGCTAAGAACCCATTCCAGAAGATGAAGGTAACTGAGTCAGGGTTGATACTTCCAGAATATACAGGTACATTTAAGAATCCAGACTCTGGTGAAATGGACCAAGAAGAGAACTTATCAGTTCAAGCATTAGTAATAGAAGCTAGTCCTTTATGTAAATTTGTAAAGGAAGGTGATATTATTTACTATAGAAGAGCATGTGGAGTTCCTATCCCATTCTTCGGACAAGGATTTGAAGTTGTAGCTGAACCTCAAGTTCAAGTAGTAGTTAATTCTGGATTAAAAGATAGATATACAAAGGAATTTAAAAGTGATAATGCATAATGGAAGAGAAAGTATATTTTATGCCAGGTGAGGTAGTAACTCTTAAACAAGATATACCTAACAAACCTGTAATGATTGTGGTTAAGAAGGAGACTATGAATATTAGAACTCATGGTGTTCCCAACGTAACAGAAGATTATTTTAAAGGTATTAGATGTAGATGGTTCTCTACAGAAGGAGTTTTGCAGGAAGCTATCTACAATACTAAGGACCTTTTGAAAGTAGAAAAATAATTAGTATAAATTATGGAGGCTGGTGTATATTTAATAAGTAATAATGTTAATGGCAAGTGTTATGTTGGTAGTACAATACACCTTGACCAGAGAAGAAGGGAGCACTTCAGTAAGTTAGCTAATAATAAACATATTAATGCTCACTTACAGAACGCTTATAACAAATATGGTAGAGAGGCATTTGATTTTGAAGTCTTAGAAACTATAGATATTGATGATAATATAAAGGACAAGTTGTTAAAGAGAGAACAATTCTGGATTGACAACCTCAAGCCAGAATACAATATCCTACTTGTCGCAGGAAGTAACCTAGGTTATCATCATACTGAAGAAACTAAGAAGAAGATAAGTGAATCTACTACTGGAGTTAAAAAATCTGAGGAACACGCTAAGCATATTAGAGAAGGGCAATCAGGAAGAGTTCTAACTGAAGAACATAAAGCTAAATTGTCTGAAGCAGCTAAGCATAGGAAATCTCCATCAAATCATGCTATTATAAGTATCGATGGGGTTATATATAACTCATTGAAAGAAGCATCTGAAGCTACTGGAGTTAAATATAATACTATTCAGAAGAGACTCAAGAATCCGAACTTCGGTAACTATTACTATGTTAAGTTTGGAAACCAACCTCCTAAGGATTTAGTTAAAGTATGATAAGTATGTTTCAACAGGGTGGGCAGATGAATGACGAGCAAAAAGCATTCACTGCCTATCTTATTAAAGTCCTAAACCCTAAAGATGCAGCGGACTTTGAGAACAAAGTAGCACAGCTATCAGAAAGTGATTTAAAAGAGTTTTATAAACAATACAAAGCAATGGAAGGTAATCAAATTTCAATGGCTAAGTTAGGAGCCAAATTAAGTTATGTTCAAACCCTTAGAGGTGAATGCCCAGAAGGATACGAGGTTGAGAAGTATATGGCTGGGGGTTGTGTTAAGTGCAAGAAGAAAGCTGAGGGTGCTAAAGTAGTAGATATATTTAAAGATAAGTGTGGAGGTAAGGCTAAGAAGAGAGTTAAGAAAGACCAAAAAGGTGCTGTAGTTAATAAGGCTGATACTGTTCATACAAGTAAGGGAATTTATAATGTTAGTAACAAGAAACTTCCCTACAAGAAAATGACTCCCGCTGACTACAAGAAGTTACCACACAATGAAAAAGTAAAAGTTGACCTCAAAGACCAAGAGAATGGTAGGGGTGGAGAAGGTGCTCATGTAGTAAAGAATAAGGGCATCGGTAAAAACTTCTTCGGAGGCTCAATCCAAAGACGTATAATTAAACAATAATTGTTATGACAATATTTCTATATGATAATGTAAATCACGAATTAAGGCTAAACGAACCAGAGATTCTTCTTATTAAGGAGTTCTCCGAGTTATGGACTAATGATAGAAATATCACCAAAGAAGACCCAAAGGGCACTAAGAAAACTAGAGCCTTTAGAGAGTTCACGTATATGTACCTAATGATTGATTGGCAATCACACTATTCACAATTTACTGAAGCTGAACGTAATGAAGCAGCTAAACAAGATAGTGGTATTACAGAGGAGGAATTTAATGACCCTCTATTTAGGGCAGCGTGTAGAAAATATAGAGAGATACAGGAATCAGCAAGAGACATTAAATTAATAAGGGCAGCTCAGAATAAGGTAGATGAACTAATTGATTATTTCAATGAAGGTTCTGATTTACAGGAACGTGACCCAATTACTGGTAAGCCTATATTTAAAGCTAAAGATGTTATTGGGGAAATGTCATCTATATCTAAAGTATTGGATGAATTAGATGCTTTAGAAGCTCGTATTAAGAAGAAACAGAAGGCTGCTACAGGTCTTCGTGCTGGTGCAGTTGAAGGATATGTACCTAAACTAAAGTAACATGGCACGTGGAAGGAAACCTAAGAATAAATTACCAGAATCCCCTACTGTCCAAGCCTTAGTTGAAAAGGTTACAGAAGTAGGGGAACCTACTGGTGTACTAGAAGAGAAGCTCTCAGAGTTTCAATGGGATGTACGAATCGGAGACCCAATAGACTACTTTGACTCTAATTTATCTTATGAGCTTACTGGTTACAGACCTATTGATGGAACAAGAGGACTAGACTTTGACCCAGAGTGGTTTATGGAAGCTAGAAGAACTAAAGCCTCTACTGGTAAATATTGTAATGAACCAATGTTTGGTAAGGCTTATGGAGAGTTCTGGGACCAAGAATATGATAGGTGTAGAAATGGTATGACTGTAAATGGTTATACTATTACTGGTGATAATTACTTCTTTATTAATTACTATCAGTTACCTAATCTATCATCTGCAACTAAGGCTGGTGGTGGTCGTTCAGTAGACTTCCCCAATTTCTTTGTTAAACAGTATGAGTACTTCCATTACATTGAACTATGTAAGGTGCTGAGAAAGAACGCTATTGGATTAAAAGCTCGTGGTGTTGGATTCTCTGAAATAGCTGCTGCTATTCTTATTAATGGTTATATTACTAGACCACATTTTAGAGGAGTAGTGGCTGCACAGCAAGAAGGTTATGTTGATGATACCCTTAGTAAATGCTGGATGCAGTTATCATACCTAGATGATAATACTGAGGATGGTATGAGAAAACTAAGGCAGGTTCACAACACAGCCAAATGGAAGAGGGCTTCTAGTAAGAATGTAGATGGTGTAGAATCTGGATGGATGTCTGAGATTGAAGGAATTACAGCTGATAAGCCTAATAAGATTAGAGGTGACCGTACTGATATTCTGATGTACGAAGAAAGTGGTTCTTGGCCCAATTGGAAGAAAGCATTCATTCAGGGTGATGCCTTGATTGATATTCAGGGACAGAGATTCGGTATTAAGCTGGCTTGGGGTACAGGTGGTGATAGTGGTCCTGCATTAGAAGGTGTAGCTGCTGCATTCCATGACCCTAGAGGTTATGATGTACTCCCATACAAACATAACTATACTAAGGAAGGTACTTATGTAGAAACTGCATATTTCATTCCTGCATATACTATTGTTACTGCTCCTGGGTATGTAGACCACAGAGGATGGACAGACCCAGAAAAGGGTAAGGAGTTCTACATGGCTAAGAGAGCTACCAAGATTGCAGACCCTAAAGGTTTAATGCTATACTCTGCTGAGTATTGTTTTACACCTGATGAAGCATTAGCTTTGGAAGGTGATAACCAATTCAATACTGTATTATTAACAGAACAGTTAGCTGCTATTAAGTTACATAAGATTACCCCACAAGAGCTTAAACCTAAATGGGGACAGCTAGAATATACATTTCAAAACAATGTACATTCTGAAGAAGCTAAGAATGGAGTAAGGTTTATACCTAGTGATAAAGGAAAGGTTTGTATTATTGAACATCCCATTAAGAGTGAGAATGGTTCAGACTTCAGAAACTTATATGTGGCTGGTATTGACGGTATTGATATGGGTATGAATGATACATCAGATAATACAAGAGACCCATCAGACTTCTGTGTAGTAGTAAAGAAAAGGTGCTTTGGTTTACAAGAACCAATGTATGTTTGTATCTACAAAGACAGACCTAATAATCTTGAAGAGGCTTATAGAACAACACTCAAGATTCTTGAGTACTATAACTGTAAGGCTTGTCTTGAATCTACTCGTATTAGTATTCTTACTTGGTTTAGAACTAAGAAGAAAGAGGAGAGATTCTTAATGAGAAGACCTAGAGCTACACAGTCCGATATACAGGCAGGTAGAAGTAGACAATTTGGTGCTCCTGCAACTGAAGCTGTTATTCAACATCAGTTAGACCTTATTGATTGCTATATCAATGATTACTGCCACAATATGTGGTTTGAACCAATGATTAATGAACTTATTACTTATTCCTATGAGAATAAAAGAAAGTTTGATATTGTAGCAGCGATGGGTATGGCTGAGTTAGGAGATGAAGAGTTAAGTGGTATTCCACCACAGGAGGCTGATAACGGAGGGAGAAAGTTGAGACTATTTGGTTACTGGACTGATGAATATGGAATTAAACACAAAGGGGTTATTCCCGATAAACAGTCTATAGTACCTAAGTTTAATCTATTCCCAACACAATACTATGACGACACAGGACATCGAACAAGCAATCCGAGATTTAATTAAATCTCTATATTGTAAAGAATATCAGGGAGTCCTAAAGGTTTACGAAACCACTTACAAATTTCCAGGAGAAGAACCTGAGCACGTGGGATATAGAATGGACCTTGGACTTAATAAAGATGAGAAGCCATTGTCCATTGCATGTGATGGTACGGCTGAGGAGTTTATAAAGTTTATTGAGAAGGAATTAAAGGAGCGAAGTTTAGTTAGAACTAAATACTTCACTGCTATACAATTATATGATTACGAAGATGGGTGCAAACAAAAGAAGTGATGATTATTTGATAGAGAAGATTGACAAAGCTGTAAATGAGTTAGTCTTCAACAAATGGAAATTACAGAAGGCATACAACTATTATAACGGTAAGAGAGATGCCGAGCAATTTAGGTATCTTGAAGAAAACTTTGGAATAGGTAATCCTACTTCTATTGAGTTCACTCCTCTTATAAAGAAACACGTTGATGCTTTAATTGGAGAGTATTTAGATATTCCAATTCTTCCGAAAGTATCTTGTAAAGACAAGGAAACAATCTCTAAGATTACTAGGCAGAAGGAATTAGAGATAAGTCAGCAAGTATATACATTCTTACAAAAGCATCTAAATAACCAAATACTGTCCTTTATAGGTGGAGGTAATGTTAGTGATGCATCTGTTGAGGCTGATATTGAGAAACTGATTGAGGATATTAATAATAACTTTATTAGTGACTATGAAATAGCAGCTCAGAATGTTATTGAATATGTAATTCAGTCTAGAAATACTGACTTAGCTAATAAACTAAAGGCGTTACTGTTAGACTTACTTGTTACTGGCTGTTCATTCTACAAGGTTAAACCGTCAGCAAGTGGTACTAATATTAGTATTGACGTTCTCAATCCATTAAATACATTTGTTGATAGAAATCCAGAGTCACCTTATGTAAAGGATAGTTACAGAGTTGTAATTAGGAAATGGATGACCAAGCAGCAGATACTAGTTGAATATGGTAAGGATTTGAGTGATGAAAGTAGAGCCGAGTTAGAGGATATGTACGAACACTACTCTGATAGTTCTTATATGTATATTAGAGCTATGGAGAATCAAGTTGGATGCAGACCTATTATGGAAGGCGAAGGAGCTGGATTAGATGCTGGTAAAGGTATTGTTCCAGGATTCCCAGCTGATACTTATGAGTCATTTAACTATAAACTATTGCCTGTTTATGAAATAGAATGGATTGACATTGACAAAGAAGGAGATGAATATATTCAGAATAGATATGAGGGAGTAAGAATAGGACAATCTATATACGTTCTTACTGGTAAATCAGAGAATGTTATTAGGACTAAGGATGCTCCAACTAAATGTGGATTATCTGTTAATGGTGTATATCTTGTTAATAGAGACAATGTTCCACAATCCTTAGTGCTACAATGTGCTCACCTGCAAGATAAGTATGACTTAATTACATATTTCAGGGATAATATTCTTGCTAATAGTGGTACAGATGGTGACTGGTTAGACTTATCAATGCTTCCTACTATATTAGGTGATGACCTTACTGAGAGAATACAAAAGTGGATAGCCTTTAAAAAGACTGGAGTTGCTTTAGTAGATACAAGTCAGGAAGGTAGAGCATTTAATAACAATACCTCATTTGCTGGATTTACTGATACTATTAAGGTTCAAACTATACAGGCATTTGACCTAGCCTTACAAAGAGTAGAGGACCAAACATCATCTATTACTGGTGTATTTAGGGAAAGGTTAAATGGTATTCAACAGAAAGATGCAGTTAGTAATGTAGAAGCTGGAGCTAGAAACTCCTATACTATTACTAAACCTTTCTATCAGACTATGGATACGTTGTCAATAGATATACTTAGAGATTGTATTGACATGGCTAAGATAGTATGGAAGAAGGGATTAACTGGAACTCTAATTCTTGGTGATAAGTTGCAGAAGGTATTTACAGCATTACCAGAGCATTTTACCCATACTGATTATGATGTACATATTGTACCAAGTACTCAGATTATGAAGGAGATGCAAAACATACAACAAGTAATTATAGAGCTTATTAAGAGTGGTCAATTAGACCCCGATATGATTGTAGATGCTCTAACAGCTAGAAGTCTTACTGAACTTAAAGTAAAGGTTACTAAAGCCTTTTCTAAGAAGAAAAAGGAGATGAATGAGATGGGGCAATTACAACAGCAGCTTGAACAATTACAACAACAGAATCAGCAACTTCAACAACAACTTCAACAGGCTCAAGGTAAGATTGAAAGTCTTAATGAGGCTAAGTTGGAAATTGAAAGACAGAAGGTTCAAAACGAAGCTGATATTAACTGGTACAATGCTAGGACTCAAAGAGACAAGTCACAGAGTGATGCTGAGAATGATACTAAGAGAACAGATATTGAGTATGCTCAACTGTTTGATGGTAATCAAATGAATAACGAAGTTAAAAACGCATAAGAATGATAAATCTCAATCAAAATGAAAGACCAACCTCCCTGCAAGTAAGTAGACTATATCTACTGCCTGCAGGTGACTTTGAGTTACCTTATGGAAGTAATGCTGTTCTTGTTAAGAACATTACTGATGATAATGTAACTGTAGAGGTGCTATTAAAAGATTCGGAAGGTCAGTACGTATCTACTGTATTCTATCCAGGATGGAATCCTGAATTAGTTATAGGGATTAAAGCTGTACCTGAAAGTACATTACAAGTAGGTAACTAACATGGGAATTTATATTGGCATTGGTAACCATATTGGGAGGGCTAATTTAAAGGTTATCTCAGTTGTAGTTAGAATTATAGACAGAGGTACTGGATTACCCTTAGTAGGTGCTATAGTTATCTTTAAGGGTAAGGAGTATATAACTGATGCCAATGGACAAGTAATATTAAAGGGATTTGAGAATAGTAGTTATCCATTAATAGTTAAACGACAAGGACATGAGTCCTATATAGTGGATAAGTGGAAACTAGAAAATGGAGATATATATCTCACTGATGTTACTAGAAATATTCTTGCTGAAATTGGCGTTAATATACTTACAGAAGATGGAGGTCTAATCTTTAGAGATTTGGCAAACATTATATTAGAAGATGGTAAATTTATGGTTACAGAAAATGGTGATTTAATTTTATTTGAATAATGGCAGCAACTGACATTAAAATCTCTCAAATGACCCCTGCTACAACACTAGCTGGTGATGAGTTAATTCCTATTGTTCAGAATGGGGCTAATAAGTCAACTACTGTTAATAAGGTAATTGAAGGTTTAGCTACTGAACAATGGGTAACTGATGCAATAGCTGATGCAGGAGGTAAGGTTCTTGTTGTTACAGAACTACCAGCTAAGGGTAATCCCAATACCATTTACATGGTTCCTAATGAAAGTTCTAGGGCTAATGATGTATATGATGAGTATATATGGATGGTTACTACTGAGAAAACTGGTTGGGAGTTCTTAGGTAATAAACACGTAGAAGTAGACCTTACAGGTTACTACAACAAGACACAGGTAGATAAAGCTATTGAGGATTCTGAGGCAAGAAGCACAGCTGCTATTGCTCTAAAAGTTGATAAGGTAGACGGTAAGCAGTTATCTACTAACGACTACACAACAGCTGAGAAGCAAGAAGTGGCAAAGATAGCTAACAAGGTGGATAAGGTTGAAGGTAAACAATTATCTACAGAAGATTATACAACAGCTGAGAAGCAAGAAGTGGCAAAGATAGCTAACAAGGTGGATAAGGTTGAAGGTAAACAATTATCTACAGAAGATTATACAACAGCTGAGAAAACTAAGCTGGGTGGGATAGCTGACAATGCTAACAACTATACACACCCCACCACAGCTGGTAACAAGCACATTCCAGCAGGAGGTACACCAGGACAAATTCTGGTAAACACTGGAGATGGCACAGCAGAGTGGCAAGACAATCAAGGTGGAGGAGGTGGAACTATTGATTACACAGGTCTAGAAGATATTTATTCTTATGGTGTAGAGTGGGATACTACTGTAGCTGACCCTGCATTAACTAGAATTGGTAATCCCCTACTTCACAAGTCACTACCTATACAATCACAATACAAGGGCTGTGTAGCTAACAATGGTGTGATTAACTACTATCTAGACCCAAATGATTGGAGTAAGAAGATTACAGGTGAGGATTCAGTACTTGATGGAACTGATGGTACAGTAAGAGTACACACACCTAAGTTCTATGGTAAATCTGGAACTAATGTACAAGACTCCAATAAAAAATGGGTGAGAATATCTACCATTAAGATGGATGATACTTGGATAGAGATTCCTGAAATGTTAATTGATGCTTATAGAAGTACAGTTGATACTACAACTTCTGCAACTCCAAAAGCAGTCTCTGTAGTTAATACTACTGCCCAATTCCGAGGCGGAGGTAATAGAACTGCTAATGATACGTACCTAGATACAGATGCATTCAGAAGTGATTTAGGTAAACCAAGAACTAACATCTCAAGAGCTAACATGAGAACTTATGCTACCAATGCTGGTTCTGAAATGCTATGCTATGAGTATTACAAGTGGATATTCTACTGGGCTTGGGTTATTGAGTATGCAACATTTAACTCTCAAGCTGCATATAATGCAGAACTAACTGCTGAAGGTTATCATCAAGGTGGTTTAGGAGATGGTGTTACTACATGGGATGGAACTAGCTGGAATAACTATAACGGTTATTATCCTTTAACTCCATGTGGATATTGCAATGAATTTGGTAACTTTACTGGTGTTAAGGATTTAGTAATTCCTGAGACTGTAGTAAGTGAAGCTACAACAGTAGCTACTAAGACATTTAAAGTTCCAAGATGGAGAGGATTTGATAATCCATTCGGAGACATCTGGACTAACTTAGATGGTATCATTCTTGAAAGAACGGCTGCTAACCAACCAAGTAGTGTATACACTACGACTGACACATCAGCATTTGGTGATGATAACACTGCCAAGGGCAAGATGACTGTTGCAGGAACAGAGGTAGCATCTGATGGTTACATAAAGGCATTTGACCTTGGAGAAAAGGGTGAGATAATCCCTTCTGCTGTAGGTGGTTCGAATACGACATATATGTGTGACTACCATTATTGCAATACATCGAGCACAGCATTAAGAACGCTCATCGTTGGCGGCGGCGCTGCTGATGGTGGTCGTGCTGGTCTTGGCTACTTCCATTCTACTTATGGGGTCGGCCTTGCTTCTGCTGGTGTGGGCTTCAGGACACTAAATAAAGTAGTTTAATAATTATATAAGATAACAATACGAGATTAAGGGTGCTGTTTACCTATATTCTGTTGGTGCTGGACAAGAAAATTATTACAAAACACTCATCGTTAGCAGCAACGCTAATAATGGTAGTAATGCTAGTCTTAGCTACTTCAATTCTAATAATGGAGTCAGCAATGCTAATACTAATGTAGGCTTATTATATATTTCTTTAGGTAATTTGTTTTATTTTACAGTCTAAACAGCACCCTTGCCTCTTGGCAAAAGACAACGTAGTATTTAATAACAGGGTGTTAGTAGGTTAATTCTCGAAAGCTTCCACAATAAATATATAAGACTTGAAGCGTATAGGCTATTTACATGAACAGGTATATGATATAGAGAATATTGAGAAAGCAGATGATAAAGCTAGAAAGCATAAATCAGTAAGATGGGGAATCCTCAAACATGATAAGAATAGAGAGGAAGAGAATAGAAGACTTTCGGAACAACTAAGAGATTTAGTTTATGAAACTTCTGAGTATAGTACATTTAAAATATATGAACCCAAAGAAAGGTTGATATTTAGATTACCATACTATCCAGATAGAATAACACATCATGCTATTATGAATGTAATGGAACCTATCTGGACTAAGATATTCATCAAGCAAACTTATTCTTGTATTAAGGATAGAGGTATTCATAATGTAGCATACGATTTAAAAGCAGCTTTGGTAAAGCATCCAAATGAAACACTCTATTGTTTAAAGATGGATGTAAAGAAGTTTTATCCTTCTATCGACCATGACATATTATGTGATATAATCAAACGTAAGATTAAGGATAAAAATTTATTAATCCTGCTAATCGGAATCATTTATTCAGCGGACGGCGTTCCTATTGGAAATTATCTTTCTCAATTCTTTGCAAACTTATACTTAGCTTACTTTGACCATTGGGTTAAGGAAGAATTAAAATGTAAATTCTACTTCAGGTATGCTGATGATATTGTAATTCTCAGCAGTGATAAGGACTTCTTGAGAAGAGTACTCATAGCAATAAAGATGTACTTAAAAGAGGTTCTAAATTTAAGGTTGAAATCAAATTACCAAATATTCCCAGTAGATGATAGAGGTGTAGACTTTGTAGGTTATAGGTTCTATCATACCCATGTATTATTAAGAAAGTCAATTAAGATTAGATTATTCAAGCTTATTAGAAGGTATCAATCAGGCAAGATTGATAAACAAGAATTAAGAAGGAGAATGCAATCATATTTTGGTTGGCTAAAGTTTTGTAATTCTAAGAATCTATTAAGGAAGATTCAAAGAGATACAGGTTTAAGATTCTCTAATTGGGATGGGAAGAAATCTAATATTTCAAGATTTTATAACAAGTACATTCATATTGTAGATATAGTTAGCTATAGTAAGTGTTTTAGAGTTAACTTTGTATACAATAATAAATCCTATTACTTTGAGAGTAAGAGTAGGAATCTATTCTACTCTCTAACCAGATATTCATTCCCAGTAAATTTTAAAATAAGACCTTATGTTAGAACCAAGAAGAATAGAAATGGATGTGCAGCCAGACTTAATAGAGAAATTAGGTAATGGTACATATTACTATAACTATGATATTAAATCAAAAGAGGTTAATGTTACAGACCCAGAAACAGAAGATGTAACACAAGAGACAAGGTGGACATATGTTCAGGTTCATCTACATGGTCAACCAGACCACAAAGAATGCATTAAAGCTATTATTAGACAGTATGTAGACCAAGATGAAGAGTTTGATTTAATTAACAGCTCCAATAGTATTGTTTTAGGTTTATCTGATAATCAAACTGATAGACAGAAATACCTAGATTATCTTACACTGGTAGGAGAAATCAAAACTAAAGTAAGAGCTGACTTCAACGTATAATTATGGATTCAGTATTTAAAATATGTAAGAAGGGAGCTTGCGGTATTACGATTACTGGATTGGAAAGGGATAATGACGAGTACTTAAATGAAACTGGTGAAATTACAGTAAGTACTCGTAATTATGCCTACAGCCAAACTATTACTCTTAATGCTATAACAAGCATTAAATCTTCTGGAGACGAAGTAACACAGAAGTATGATATTGTGGAACACGTTATAGACTGCATTGATGAATCTGAATTAGAGATGCCTATTGATGGTCTATATGAAGTTACACATATTATACTACCTACAGATGTGTGGCTAAAGTATGTACTGGAACGAGACTCTACTGCTTTAACTGCATATAACTCTGTATATTACTATGATACACAGTCTGAATCATTCATGAAGTATGTTGATGAAGAATCTATTGCAGTAACAGTAGAGGAGATATTAGAGGTAAACGCCTTACCTCCAGCTACTATTACTGAGAAGACTACTACAATCATTAGAGGTGATAAGAATACATTCTGTGTTTGTCATATCAATGAATGTTTCTATAGACTGTGTAAGAACCTTCTAGGAGATTTACCAGGAAGATGTAAGAATAGAACTGACGATGTTAAGATGCTAATCTATAATAGAGATATTATATGGATGGCTATTAATGTTATCAAATATCTAATTGAGTTAGGTCAATATTACGAAGCTCAGAGAGTCTTAGAAGACATAACTCAATGCGGAGGAATATGCAAAGATGTTATGGTTGATAAAAATACTATAGGAGGAGGTGGTTGTGGATGCAATAACTAACCTAAAGTTGAAAGTAATCAAAGACTTTGACAAATTCCTCAAAAGGTTAAACAAGGGATATGTGGAGAACTATGATATGATTCTCCACCAAATATCCTTCATTCAGACTTGTCAATACTTTGATAAGATAGATGGAATATATGAATTCTTAATGAATAATTAACATGGCAATAGAAAGGGATACAAGACGTTATGCCTGTATTCATGATTTGAATAATTATTTCAAGAAGAAAGACCTATTAGGTGGGTTAACTGAGTTAGAGCAAGAGCAACTAAGAAAGAATATAGGTATCATTGATTATACTGGAGAAGGAGGACAATCCAAACCCTTAGAAGTTACCTACGCAGTACTCAATGACAATATAGGTAAGAAGAGTTTAGTAACAGGGGCAAGGTATGTTATTACAGACTTTCAAACTATTTATTCTTCTAATGTTACTAATAGTTCTGGTCAGAAGGTTACGTGGGGCACTGATAGCTCCACTAACCCCTCACCTATTTGGAAGCTAATTGTAACAGCTATTACTAATAATAGGTTAGACCCAAGAGTTGTTATTGATAATGATAAAATGAAGGATTGGGTTATTGAATATGACCCTACCAAAGAAACTCTCGAAGATGGGGTTACTACTAAAGGTAGAATAACATTTATGAGAGACAATCATTTCAATTCAGCTCACTATGACTTTAAGAATATAAAGTTTAGAAGAACAGCTGAGGAGTTAGACAACACTAATCTTAATCTTGGAGCAGCATATGGAGATTTCTATACATTCTCAGACTTAACTGGAGGAGTTATTACTGACAGCTCTGAATTACATAATACTAAGCATAATGAATTGAAACAAGGGTGTACTAATAATATATTCTTGGGAGATACATATGATAATGTATTAGAAGCTGATTGTAAGGGCAATACGTTCCTTAGAGGCTGTCATGACACAACTCTGAGGTGGAACTCAGTTAATAATATGTTTAACGAGAATGTATGTTATATGGAAGGGTCATTATATAATAAAGTGTTTCCTATTGGAGATACCAGTTTATCAATGACAATTACCAAAACAATTCATAAGGTTAATGAGGCTACTATTATATCCTTCTTAGACCCTATGACATATGCTTATCAAATCATTCAAATCTAAATATGGCAGAGTTTATACGTCTTGACGAACAAGAACAAGAAGCTCCCATTTTACCTGACTACCCACATTCTATTTCTAATATAAAACCAGATACTAAGATAATAGATGGTGTTATAGAGAAAGAGGAAGTAGAAGGAATTTGTGCCGACTATGATGTTATTACAATAGACAAGATAGACAGTATAAAGGTAGAAGAGGAAGGAGTAGACCACATCTGTATTAAGGATGATTGTGATACTTCTAAATATTATGGGTGTACTGGTGGTGATGATGGATTTCAAAAGGAGAATCTATTTTCAGAGTTAACTGATGAATATCAGAGAACTATAGCCAGAATCAATCTTGGTATAGCAGATGAATATGCTCTAAAGTGGGGAAACATCAAAGGTAACTTGTCTAATCAAAAAGATTTATATACCTTTGTAACTGATTCAATAGCCTTCGATATTAATAAGGTTATTGATGAAATTAACCTTAAGCTCGCTCAATGGGCATGTGAGATAGAAATTAGATTTAAGAACAAAGCTGATATATTCTCTCCAAGCTTTGCTGGAACTCCGACTACTACATTGCCCTTGATGACAGATAATTCTAACAGAATTGCTTCTACTGAATGGGTTAATGCTAAAATAGCAGCAGCATCTATTGATGATAACGTCAAGGCTATATCTCTGGACCCAGAATATATGTGTTATGGAGATGAACCTACAGATGTAAAAGTTACTTGGGAGTACCATAAAGAAGTTATAGAGCAATCTATTAATGGGGTTACACTAAGTCCAGAAGTAAGAGAATATACTTTTACTAATAGGACTACATCTATGGTAATTACCCTTAAATATAAGTATGAGGATATTAGTGCTACAAGAGTTGTTACATTTGACATTAAATACCCAAATTACTTTGGAACTTCTCCAGACTATACAAAGCTTGATAGAACTATTGATAATGTCTATACAGTTAATGCTGGAGCTAATGAGTATATATATGTAATGATTCCTAACGGTTCTAATACTGTTTTAGGAGTTAGCAGCATTATAGGTGGTTTTAAATTACTTGGAACTCAAGAGATATTTAGTAACTTATATTATATATTCAAGAGTGCACAGGTAGGATTAGGAGAGACTACTGTAGAAATACTTGACCAGAGTGGATATAATCCAGAGAGTATTGATACCACAACTATACGTGAATTGTTAGCAGCTAAGGCTGATAAGCATACAGTATATACTAAAGAAGAAGTTGATGATAAACTTGCTGCTATTGAAGGTGGCGATATACAACTTAATAACTACTATACTAAACAAGAAGTTGATGCTAAGATTCCAGATGTCTCTGGTAAGGCTGATAAGAGTGAAATACCTACTAAGGTTTCTCAATTAGAGAATGACTCAGAGTACCTAACTGAAGTTCCTAAAGAGTATGTTACTGATAAGGAACTTGAAGCCAAAGGTTATTTAACCCAAGAGTTAGAACCTCAATTTGCTGCTAGTGCTGCAAAGAATATAAATCAGCAAGACATTGATAGCTGGAATAATAAGGTTGACAAACAAGTAGGAATGGGTCTATCTGAACAGAGCTTTACTATAGAAGAGAAAGCCAAGTTATCTGGACTTACTAACTATAATGACTCTGGCATTAGAAAGACAATAACTGATTTGGAAGGTGAAGTTGCTAAGAAAGCTAACAAGACTGATATTCCAGATATTAGTGGAAAAGCTGACCGAACAGAACTACCAACTAGAGTATCACAGTTAGAGAACGATAGTGGATATATAAGTTCACTGCCAGGTAACCTAGTTACTGAACAAGAACTAGAAGCTAAAGGTTATCTAACTGAGTTTACTGAAACTGACCCTACTGTACCTGCATGGGCTAAGCAACCTAATAAACCAACATATACATTAGATGAACTTGGGGCTGAAGCTGCTGGTGCTGCTGGTGCTGCTTTATTAGAAGCTAAGGGATATACAGACAGTAGGTTTGATATAATCTTAGAAGGTGCTGACCCATCATACAATACCTTTAAGGAATTAAGTGATGCTATACTTGCTCAGAATACTACTATAGGTGGAATTAATACTAAGATTAGTGGTATTGAAACTACACTAAACGGTAAAGCTGATAAGTCAGAACTATTCTCTAAAGACTATAACGACCTTATTAATACTCCTGTTATCCCAAGTATCGAGGGACTAGCTTCACAGACTTGGGTACAACAACAAATAGCTGCAATACCTGGAGTTGATTTGAGTGGATATGCTTTAAAATCTGAAATACCTGATGTTAGTAAGTATGTTGAGAAGGTTCCTGGAATGGGGTTGAGTTCTAATGACTTCACTAGCAGTGATAAGAATAAGTTAGATAGTCTTACTAACTATGATGATTCTGCTATAAAAGGGGAGGTAAATGACTTAGACATTAAAGTTAAGTATGTTAATTGCACCATACCATTCGATATGGTAAACAGTGATTCTCCGAGTACATACTTTAGTACTATTGATGAAGCTGTAGAATTTTTAGAGTTATTGTATGAAACTTCTACAACGGTCATTGAATATAATGAGGATACCATCTTGACTTCTTACAATAAGGTAGGAACTGATACTACAGACATAAATGATGGGAGAGTTATTAATGTTGTACTACTATGTCATCTATCAGCGTCTCAGGATTTTAAGATGGAGTTTAATTTAGTCTATGGAAATACTGAGGAATCCTTTAACTACACCAAAGAAGTTATTAGTGTAGTAGCTAACGACTTAGTAACAGACAGGTCAGACATTCCCCTATCAGCAGCTCAAGGTAAACTACTAATGGATAAACTTACAGCATTAGAAGAGATAGTTAATAATATTACTACTAATGCTTCTATAATACTTGAATAACATGGCAGATGCAATGGTAAACAATAAGCAGGTAAATTTCTGGAGGGGTGATATGACTCCTCCAACTATTTACCATATCTGGATTAAGGATAACAGTAAGATGCTGTTATATGATGGTGAGAAATGGGTTGTATTCCTTGATAATAAGGAAATTATTGACATATTAGACAAAATCCAGGAGATGTTGGATAATATGCAAGATAAGATTGACGAGATTGGAAACAAGACCGTTAATAGGAAGCCCATTAAAACCAATCCAGTTTTAGATGGTACTGACATACTTGTAAATGCAACTGGTAACTATGTGATTCCTACTGAAACGCTGGCACAAACAGCTTTAAGATTAGACAACTTACTAAGTACTAAAATAATTGAATAATGGTTATAGATAGTAAGTTCGCCTATATTAAAAGGAAGGAAGTATTTGAACCATTAATTGATACTATTCCTAAAGGATTAAATCCGATTGTGTTTATAGAAGATACAAGGGAAATGTGGACTTGTGGAACATATTTTAGTATTGGGTATCCTAGTATTGAAATATCAGAAGTTAGTGGTTCAGTAAAAGTACAGATTGGTAATTCATTCTTCCTAATGTCTACTGCTGGAGAGAGTATTAGTGTTAGAAAGGGTGATGGTAACAGAATTATTATTAGTAGTAATGCTCTTAATAGGGTAGACACTGAACCACCATTGGAGTGGGATGCAGCTAATAGAAAACTGTTACACAAGACTAGTGGTGTAGTTCCAGGTTCTTATGGTCAATCTACTAATCTAGGAAATGCAAGTATCTTTGTAGTTCCTAATATTATAGTAGATGCTACTGGACATATTACACTAGCAGAAAACCATAACATAGAAATCAGAGATTATGTAGAACAATTAGCCCCGTCTAATCTAATGGGAGAAAGAAATATATTACTATCTTACAATGAGGCTAGTAATAATATGGATACCTCTCAGGTAAGAAAGGCTAATGGTTTAACATTTAATGATGCTACACAGAAGATGACCATAGCTGGAGGTATGAACTCTAACGGACCAATTAATGTAAATCATGGAGACTTATCAGTATTAGATGGCTACATTATTGGTAATCTAAAGGGTGATGTGCAAGGTCAGGCTACTCCAAAGATTCACTTATCTTTAAAGCCTGAATATGGTGGTGCATCTACTAAGTTATATGGTCATGTAAAGCTTCAAGATATTTTAAATACTAGACCTGACCCTTCTAGTGATAATGAGAACATTAATGATACCAATATAGTTGCCGCTATCGCTGCTTCTCCTTTAATGGTTTGGAATGCAATTCAAACAGCTAAGGATTATGCAGACAGTATTCTTGGCTCAAATAATGCGATGCTGTATAAAGGTGCAGTTGAGGCAGGAACAACAAGTCCAGGTACATTTACCCCTTCAGCTGATGTTGGTAATACTTATGTAGTAACATTTGGAACAGGTACATATACTGATAGTGTTGGTTACATTAATGGAGAGCCAGTAGAAATTGGAGATTTACTAATATGTAAAGAAAGTACTCCAGCTGCTACTTCCTCTACTTGGTCACAAGTAAAGAACAAGTGGACATTTGTACAAACTAATACTACAGGTGTAGTAAGTGGGCCTTCAAGGTCAGTAGTCGGACAAGTGGCTGTATTTGATAGTACTACTGGTAAATTAATTACTGGTTTAACCAATGGTAATGTAGGACAAGTACTTACTATTAATAATAGTGGTACTCCATCATGGATTACTCCAGTATCTCAAACATGGCGTGCTATTAATTATCAGAACTCTGGACAGGCAGCATCCCAAATCCTTAGTAACTCTACAGATTCTGGAGATTTGACTTTTGGTGCAGCAGGTAACATGAGATTGAGTTGGGATAATGCAACCAATACATTAACCTTCACTTCAATATCTGACAATAGTTGGCGTGATGTATTAGCTTATACACCTAGTTCCCTATTACCTCAAAGTATTGGGGAGAATGCTGACTTAATATTCTCAAGTGATTTCTTGTGGATAGAAGGAGAATTAGTAACTGGATGGGCATCTGTAGACTCAAGTGGAAATATAACATATTCAAGATAATTCAGGAGGACTTAGTTCCTCCTTTTTATTAACTTTGTGATTACACAATATGCTAATTAAAACAAAATACATTGACTGTGCTAGTAAGAGTGTGTTTAATACATGGAAGTTACCTACAAGTGCAGCAGATACTAGTGGAGATATATACTGGTCAGCCATTGTCTATATACAAGACACTGGTGAAGTATGGACTCATGGTAAACTATATGGAGGATTCTTCTCAAATGCAGACAGTAACAAAGTTAGTTTAACCATAGGAGGAACAACAAAGATATTAGCATTAGATGGACACGTTCAATCTTATACTACTTTAACGGGTAGTGGAACAACAGCTGACCAAGCTATCTTATCTACTGGTGTAGCTAATAAGTGGACTTTAAAGACTTTAGGTAAGAATGCATTTAGTAATGTAGATTACCTACCTGCTGATGCAACTGCCGTAGCTGCTGAGAAAGTAGTTAATGCTATGAGATTCCAATATAATGGAAAGGATATGCATTCATTTGATGGTTCAGTTGCCAGACTATTGAATATTATTCAAGGTGATAATGTATTCATTACTGGAGATAGTCAAGGCAATGTTACTATTGCTGCTGACCCAGGAAGCGATACAGTAAACACAGCTGGAGCTACTAACCTTATTGATAAGAAGTTATTTCTTATTGGTGCAGAATCTCAGACTACATCACCACAGACTTATAGTAATCAGTATGTATATATTGGAACTGATAACTGCTTATATAGTTTAGGTAAGAAAGTACTGACTGAACATCAAGCCATCTATAATTTAGATTTACAGACTCAAGTTGGAGATGCTGTTACTAAAGTAACTACATTTGACCCTAATGCAGCTAATAATTCATTTACTCTAGTTCAAGGTACTAACGTAACATTAATTCCTGATGCAACTAATAAAAAAGTAACTATTAGTAGTAAGGATACAACTTATGATTTCTATAATTTAATCTTTAAACAAGGAGACACTGTTGTAGATACTTATAAGCCAACTACTTCTCCTAATAAATCATTCAAAGCTGGAACCAATGTTACATTTACCAAGAGTGGTGATGAAATAACGGTAACTACTCAAGATACTAGAAATACAGCTGGAGCTACTGAAAAATTAGCTACTAAACTATTCTTAACAGGTTCATTAACTCAGACTGATAATCCGCAGACCTATACTAATTCTAAAGTATATATAGGTGCGGACAATAAGCTGTACAGTGATGGTAAGGTAGTTTCTACTGGAGACCA